CGCGCCGACAAAATGCGCAGCATGAAGATCACCACAGCCGATCTGGATACGGACGAGGGTGTCGGCCATGTGCTGCCCGGGAAGGGTGGCGTGATGGGCGAAGCCTCAGGCGAGCGCGCCAAGGGCTACAAGCGTGGTGGGCGTGTCGTCAATGACGTTGAGGGAGCCAAGCCCAAGGCCAGGCTGGATCGCGGCAAGTTCGCCAGCGGCGGCAATGTCGGAAAGGCCAAGAAAGGCGGAACGACTGTCAATGTGATCGTCGCGTCTGGTGGCCCCAAGCCTCCGATGCCGATGGGCGCTCCTCCTGCGCCAATGCCAGCCCCTGCCGGCGCAATGCCGCCCGCTGCACCTCCGATGCCGGGCGCTCCGGCCCCGGGCATGCCTGTCGGCCGCAAGGCCGGCGGTCGCGTTCCGAAAATGACTGCCGGCGCCGGCTCGGGCGACGGCAGGCTGGAGAAGGTCGAGAAATACGGCAAGAACGCAAAGGCGAAGTGATGCATTCATCCACGTTCGAATACCTCAAACCCACTGACGACCAGATCGAGCGCATGGCCCGGGTCCGTGCCGCCGCCAAGACATTCTGTGAAGCTCTCGAAGCCGAGTTGCCTGAGGGCCCCGACAAGACGTTCACCATCCGCAACCACCGCTCCAACGCCATGTGGGCAAATGTCGCGATCACGCGACAGCCAGACGGAACGCCTAGAGCGTGACCGCATCCATCCTCGACGTTCGCCTCCTTGACCGCGCGCGCAAGGACATAGGTGAAGAAATCGAAGCTCGGCATGACCAAATCGTGCAGGGCCTCGCTGGTGATTACGCTGACTATCGATACCGCTGTGGACAGGTCCAAGGGCTTGCCACGGCGCTCGATATCTTAGGCGGCATCATCAAATCCATGGGCGATGGGCGCCCGTAATCAGGAGACCTCATGGCTGCCAGTAAGCCTCAGTCCACGAAAGACGAGATCACCGCCGCGATCGGCGACCTCTCGAAGATCGAAATCATGCACAATCAGATCTTGGTTGGCATCTACATGCGGCCGGAGCGCACTGCAGGCGGCATCATCCTCACCGACAAGACCAAGGATGAGGATAAGTGGCAGGGCAAGGTTGGCCTTGTCCTGAAGAAAGGACCGCAGGCGTTCAAAAGCGATGGCTCGACAGACTTTGCGGGCCAGACCGTGGAGGAGGGCGACTGGCTCATCTACCGCGTGTCGGACGGCTTTGCCATTGATATCAATGGAGCGCACTGCCGTCTGCTTGAGGATGTCCATGTCAAGGGGCGGGTGACTGATCCGTCCGTGATCTACTGAGGACGAATTGATGGCTAAAAAAGATCAGCCCAAGACCGAGGACGAAAACCTCGAAATCGACGCCGCCGCTGAAGATGGCATTAGCGTCGAAGAAGTCACTATCGAAGCCGATGCCGGCGCTCAGGACTGGAAAGAGCAGTTCGAGGCGGCAAAACGCTCGGCGGAGGAAGCAGAGACCAAACGAGTCGAGGCTGAGCGCGTCGCGCAGCAGCGAGCCGATGAAATCGACCGTATCCAGCGGGAGAATCTCCGCACCAAATCGGAAGTCGTCAGTGCCGAGATGCTGGCGATCAAGAACGCTATTGCCAATACCGATCATGAACGCTCGGACGCCGAACAGGAATACGTTCTGGCTATGGAGGCTGGCGACTTCAAAAGCGCCGCTGCCGCTCAGTCGAAGATGGCAGCCATCGCTGTAAAGGCGCAGCGCATCAAGGAAGGCGAAGCCGAACTTGAGCGTCGGGCTGAGGCGGCCAAGGCCCAGGCCGACCCGCTGGAACAGTATGTGTCCCAGCTTTCGCCCCAGTCAGCGTCGTGGATCAGGAAGCATCCTGAGACTGTCTCTGATGCCAGTAAGCGCGACCAACTCCAGAGAGCCCACTACAAGGCTCTCGGCGAAGGGATTCGGCCCGACACGAATGAGTACTTCCAGCACATGGATGTCGAGATGGGCTACGCAGCCCGCCCAGCGCCACTGGATGACATAGTCGATGATCCGGCACCCGCACGGCAGGCACCGCCTCCCGCCGCTCCTGTAAGCCGTGGCGGGGCGGCTCAGGCTCCTGCCTCCCGCAACAACGTCATCCGGCTCACCGCAGCCCAACGCGAGATCGCAGCAGCCTGCGGCCTCTCTGATGTGGAGTACGCCAAGCAGCTCCAGGCTATCCAGCGCGAAAACGCTACAACGCACTAAGGACGAATTCATGGAAACGGAAATCGAACGGCGTGGGCCAGGTCGCCCGCGAAAGGAAGATGTTGCCCGCGTGGCGGCTCGGTCCGGTCCTGTACGGGAACGCAAGCGCAAGGGTGGCCAACTCAATGACCCGTTTCGGGTAGACAACATCCCGAGCGGCATGAGCTACGAATGGAAGCGCGCCACGGTCTACGGCAAGGGCGATCCGTCCTACGATATCCTGATGCGAGAACAAGGATGGGAGCCAGTGGACGCAAGCCGGCATCCTGAACTGGTCGCTGACGGTCATCAGGGCGCCATCGTTCGCGATGGTCTGATCCTCATGGAGCGACCCATCGAACTTACTCACGAAGCACAGATGGAAGATCGCGCCTCGGCACGGGAAGCGGTGTCCATCAAAAAGCAGCAGTTGGGCGAAGCCCCCGCTGGAACGCTTACCCGCGACCATCAGGGCGTTCGCCCGTCGGTTCGCACCTCTTACGAGTCCCTCCCCATCGACGAGGAGTAATCTCGTTTGCATCGCCATGGCAGGCCGCCATGGCTTCATCCCCGAGTGCAACTGCCGGGCCGGCAGGGAAAACTCTAATCACCCCCAGGAGAAACGCAAATGGCTAATACCTTTGCACCCTTCGGGTTTTCCCAGTATCGCGGCACCGGTTCCGCGCCTACCTATGAGCAGGTTGCTCGTAATATTGGCCTGACCGCTACCGTGATCTACGCGGGCGACCCGGTAACCAGTCAGTCGGACGGCACGATTGCCCAGTCCGTGGCTGGCTCCACGCAGGTTGCCGGCATCTTCGTCGGCTGCGAGTACGTGAGTGCGACGCTCAACCGCAAGGTCTGGTCGAACTACTGGCCCGGCTCCGGGTCGGCGCTCGCAAACACCACTGTCACCGGCTACATCATCAATGACCCGAATGCGCAGTTCATCTGCCAGTCGGGCAATGCTGGATCGCCAGTGGCGCTCACTGACGTTGGCGCCAACATCAACTTCGCCCTCGGCACCGGCTCGGCCCTTAGTGGCCTCTCTGGCGCCTACGCGAACCAGGCGACCATCAACCCCGCCACGACGACGCTTCCTTTCCGCATCGTCTCTCTCGTCACCAACCCGCCGGGCGCAAACGGCACCGACAGCGCATCGAATGGCAACTGGATCATCGTTGCCTTCAACAATGTCGACACCCGCGTCCTGACCGGCCAGTAAGAGGAGTCTAGGATATGGCTGTCAATCTTGCATCCATCCGCGACCTCCTGCTTCCGGGTCTTCGCGGCGTAACTGGAAAATACGATCAGATCCCGGCCCGCTGGCCGACGGTCTTCACCAAGGGCAAGTCCAACATGGCTCTGGAGCGCACTGTCTCCATGCGCTATCTGGGCTTTGCCAAGCTCAAGAACGAAGGCGGCCAGACTGCCTTCGATAACGGCGCCGGCGAGCGGTACGTCTACAACCAGGAGCACAACGAAATCGCTCTTGGCTACGCGATCACCCGCAAGGCCATCGACGACAACCTCTACAAGGCTCAGTTCCAGCCCTCCAACCTCGGCCTGATGCAGTCTTTCGCCCAGACCAAGGAAATCTTCGGCTGGAACGTGTTCAACACCGCAACCACCTACAATCCGGCGATTGCCGGTGACGGCGTGGCTCTTTGCTCTACGTCTCATCCCATCGATGGAGGTACGGTCGCGAATACGCCTTCGGTGCAGGTCGACCTGAACGAGGCATCGCTGAGCAACGCGATGACCACCATTCCTGTCACCTATCTGGACAACGCTGGCCTCAAGACGTTCGCCCGCGCGCGCAAGCTCGTGGTTCCGAACGCGCTGGAGCCGGTAGCCATCCGTCTGACGAAGACGGAACTTCGCCCAGGCACCGCTGACAACGATGTCAACGCCATCCTGTCCATCTCAGGCGGACTGGCGGATGGCTATGTCGTTTCGGAGTTCCTGACCAGCAACTTCGCGTGGTTCCTGCTCACCAACATCGAAGGCCTGCTCTATCTGGAGCGCGTCGCCTTCGAGACGGACATGCAGGTGGACTTCACCACCGACAACCTGCTGGTGAAGGGCTACGAGCGTTACTCATTTGGCTACAACGACTGGCGAGCCATCTGGGGTTCCTTCCCGACCTCGTAATCAGGAGACCGTAGTATGAGCGAGACCGCTTTCAGCGGTCCCGTGGCGACATTCACGCACGACCTGGACGGAAGCTCTTCGGGGTATTCCGATAAAGGTTGGTGCGTGATGTCGCAGGTCGGGACCATCACCCAGAACAGCACGACTGCTGTTTCGTACACGTTCTACCTGCCGCAGGGCTCGCAGATCGTGGACATCATTGCCGATGAGGCTGTCGCCTATGACAGCGCGACTTCGGCAACCCTGTCTGTCGGCAAAACTGCCGGCGGAACCGAGTATGCCAGCGGCGTGAATGCCAAGACTGGCGGCCGCGTTCGTCCGACCTTCACTGCTACGCAGGTCGGCAATATGGCCAACATCGGCACCAGCGCAGCCGTGGTCGCGACGATCACTGTTGTTGGCGCCACCACCGTCGGTACGGTCTATGTCACCGTGCTTTATGTCCAGAAGCCCTGAGGAGAGAAACCATGAAGGGTAAAATGAAGCGTGCCGGTGGCGGCGTGGTTCCGAAAGACCCGTCTCCGAAGGAAGTCTATGCGGGCGCCGGCTCCAATGTCGTGAAAGAGGCCGATGAACGCAAGGACGGCGGCCGAGTGAAGAAGAAGGAATGCGGCAAGGTCGAGGGCAAGATGTCCAAGATGCGCCTTGACCGCCCGGGCCGTAAGGCTGGTGGCCGCGTAGGCGCCGACCGCAGCCCGCTTTCCGAAGCCGCGCGGACTACTGGTCCGTCGGAAAAGGAGGGTGACTGACTACGCCAAAGGCGGATCAGTCAAAGACAAGTGGATCGCCGGGGCAGTCAAGCACCCCGGCGCTCTGCACCGCGAGTTGGGAATAGCCGAGGGCGAGAAAATCCCCGAGAAGAAGCTGGCCAAGGCGGCGCATTCGGACAATCCGAAACTCGCCAAGCGGGCTCGCCTCGCCGAAACGCTGAAATCTTTCCACTGACACTCACGGGAGCTTTCGGGCTCCCGTTTCCTCTTTCAAGGGCTCGCCATGGCAACGCTCTACATCACCGAATTCCAGGCGCTAGGCCAGTCGGGACTACCGACGAGTGGGTTTGGCCCCAACGGCCCCACGCAGGCCGCCCTACAGCCTCCTGTGGTCGATCAGACGCCAATTGTCATCTCTGGTGCCTCCACCCAGTCGGCAGCGTTCAACACGGCAACCACGCTTGTTCGCATCCACGCCGATTCAGTGTGTTCCGTCCTGTTCGGAGCAAATCCAACCGCAACAACGGCGAATGCGCGACTTGCCTCCGGCCAGACCGAATATTTTGGCGTGGCGGGCGGCATGAAAGTCGCCGTGATCGCCAACACGTAAGGCCGCGATATGTTCGGCGTCGGGATCATTGGGCAGGTCGGCGGCATAGGGAATGCAGCCGTCAACCCGCTCTCGCTGTTCCCGTACTCTATCGACTTTGTGAATGCGACCACAGTTGGTGGCTTCCAGATATACGGCAACAATACCAATGACGGTCGGTTCTTCCTCGATCCGACGAACGTAACTGCTGGCTTTGTCCCCTCGCAGTCGGGGGTCCTGTCGGCGGTTGCTGCATCCGGTCTGAAGCGCTCCAACCTCGGGCACTGGAACTATCCGTCCGCTACGAACCGCGCTCTGTGGAATCGCGATCTGACAAACGCCGCATGGACGAAGACCAACGTAACAGCGGCCAAGAACCAGACGGGTGCCGAGGGTACGGCAAACGCAGCGTCCAGCATCACCGCGACCGCCAACCTCGGAACGGTTACGCAGGCAATCACCCTCGCATCGGGACAGGTCGTATTCTCTATCGACATCAAGCGACTTACCGGGGCGGGTACTCTTGAAATGACCGTGGATGGTGGTTCGACGTGGACCAGCATCACGGGCCTTACTACCGCATATCAACAGAAATTCATCACGCAGGCTTCGGTTACAAACCCTACGATCGGCTTTAGGATAGGCACGTCTGGAGATAGCTTCGCGGTCGACTTCGCCCATCTGATCACGCCTCCGGTGGCCAATATCAATCTACCTTCGCAGTATCGCTGCACCACCACCACCGCGACAGTTCTGAATTCCCAGTCCAGACCATCCGCTAGCGGTACGGATGTCGCCCCGCAAACGATGATCCTTACGATGAGGGGGGCCTTCGCCTTCTATTGGCAAGGAAGGTCAGAGCGCGCGACTGGGGGCTTCGTTATCACGGGGGCGACGGGTGTATTCTGCAATGTCCAGGCGGATGGATCTGTGAAGTTCAGTGACGGGCCGGGCAATTCATCGTCGGGGGCGGGTGTCTGGCGTACAGGTCTAAATCAGGTGAACAAGGTTGCCGGCTATGTCACGGCCAGCGGGGCGATCCGAGTGGCATGCAATGGCTCGGTCGGTTCAGTGGGTACGGGCGCTACTTTGGAGACTGCCCTCGATCACTGGGACCTCACGACCAACGGCGCTGGCGCGAATTCTATATTCGGACGCACTGAGAAGTTCTCCGTGGGACCAAACATCGCTTTCAGCGCGGCCGATTTGCAGGCGATGACGACATGACGACAAGCAGCACGACCTCATTCAATCCGTCCAGTGGCGAGTTTGTGATGTACGCCTATGGCCTCTGCGGCATTCGGCGCCCGGCTCTTGTCCAAGAGCATCTGACCGACGCCAGGATGGCGGTCAACCTGATGCTGTCAGAATGGAATAACGACACCCCAAACCTGTGGAAGGTGGACCTGGTTGAGGTGCCTCTGATCGAAGGCGTGGCGACGTACAGTGTCGATGCTGACACTATCATGATCCTCGACGCCTACATACGCACCGACGATGGCTCCGGGAATCCTATCGATCGCATCATCTGGCCGATCTCCCGTACCGAATACGCTTCGATGCCCAACAAGCTTCAGCAGGGCGCGCCAACGAGCTTCTGGTTTGACCGACTGCTCGCCCCGACGTTCACTCTGTGGACCGTTCCTGATGGCAACGGCCCGTATGTGCTTCGCTACTACCGGGTGAGCCAGATATTCGACGTTGCCCTGCAAAGCGGTCAGACCGTCGACATCCCATCCCGCTGGTTTGGTGCCTTCGTGTGGGGGCTGGCGCTCCGGCTTGCCTACAGCTATGCGCCGGCAAAAATACCCATGCTTCAGCCCATGGCGGATAAGGCACTGCTGAGCGCGATGGAGGGCGACACTGAGAATGTAAATTTGTATATCAGTCCAAGTTTAAGTGGATACTACGTTCGGTAGACACTATATTTCAGCAATGAAGTTCATAGTGTACAAAGCGATCAATTCGCTTAATGGATCAGAATACATCGGGATAACGAAGCGCGGCCTTCCGGCTCGGATAAGGCAGCATCTTTCTGACGCTCGGCGGAATAGGACCGGGTGCAGAAAATTCTGGCGTGCGTTAAGAAAATACGGGCCCCGATCCTTTCGGTGGGAGATTATTGCGGAAGGATTGGACCGTGACGCCGCGATCGTAATGGAGCGCGCTCTGATTGCAGAGCGAAAACCTAGATACAATATTACGGTTGGCGGCGATGGCGTCATCGGAGTGAGACTGTCGAAAGCAAGACTTGACCGTAAGCTTCAGGCTATCCGCAATGCGCTCCAACGGCCGATCCTCTGTATCGATGAGGACCGTGTATTCTCCTCTAGAACTCTTGCCGCAGGAGAATATGGAACGTCTGGCAGCGCCATCTCGAAGGCCTTGAGATTCAAGGGGCGGTTTAGGGCTGGCGGACACTACTTCGCCGAAATAGCCCAGCCGCTTTGCGACGAAGAGTTGACTGCATTTCTCATCGATGAAATCAGGTGCAGAGAACAGGTCAACCTGGCTAAGCCGGGGAGGGCGAATAGCCGGGCCGTGGTTTGTCTGAGCGATGGTCGTGAGTTCCATAGCGCTTCGGCTGCCGCAAAGAATTATGGCCTCACTTCCTCGACTGTCGTCCAAGCGTGCACACGAGGGCGCGCCGAAGGAACGCCGGGATTGCGGTTCCAGTATGCGGACAGCCAAGAAGTCATCGTTCCAAGGAAGATACGCGTTAGGCCACACGGTATCGCGGTATCCGAAGAAGCCAAGGCAAAAATCGGAGCAAAGGCCCGAGCTAGGGGTATTTCAGATGCAACCCGTCTAGCTCGCATAGAGGCTGCCTTGAAGCCAGTCCTCTGCGTTGAAACCGACACGATCTATCCGCGCGCCAGCGCTGCTGCAGCTGACCTTGGTCTGCACATCGCTACCATAAAGATGCTGGCGAGCCGGGGCGGTTACTCCCCAAAGAAGAACTTGACGTTCAAATACGTCTGAGGTGCACGAATGGCGTGGAGATTTCATGGCCGGGCAAAAACAAGCCCGAGTAGCCCACGGGCTTATGCTGTTTGTCAGAGGTGCGGCATATGGGTAAATCACGTAGACTTGGCATGGCAGTTTGAATGGACCGGGCCTAGGCTTCAGAATCTTCACCTTTTGGTCTGTGATCGTTGCCTGGACCAACCTCAGCCTCAACTAAAGACTAGAATAATACCCGCCGACCCGACCCCAATTATGTGGGCGCTCCCAGAGAATTTCTACGTTGACGAGAACACGTTCCTCGTCACGAACGACAACCTTTCCATCGTCACCAATGACGGACTCCAGATCGCGGTGAACTGATGGTCGGCTACACGACATACGTCTCGCAATTGGCGAACATGATCGCCATCGATGCGACAGACGCCAATTTCCAGAATATCCTGCCGGCAATCATCAACTATGCCGAGATGCGAATTTATCGCGAACTGGATCTAATCTCGACAGTCTTCCGCAACACGAGCGTCACACTAGTTCCGCAGAGCCCCACGGCGACATTGCCCAATACCTTTGTGACCGTTCAGGGCATCAACATCCTGACGCCAGCCGGAGCCGGTGCGTCGAGCGGCGTTCGCAATCCCGTCACGCCAGCATCGAAGGAGGTTGTCTACGCCCTCTGGGGTGATCCATCGTCGACTGGGTTGCCTAGCCTATACGCAATGATTGACCAATGGACCCTGCTGTTCGGCCCATCTCCCGATGCTGCTTATGTCATTGAGGCCTATGGAACGATGCGGCCGAATCCGCTCTCGGCGTCCAACACGACGACGTTTCTGACGACCTATCTCTACGACCTCTTCATGGCGGCCTCGATGATCTACGTGTCGGGCTACATGCGGAATTTCTCCTCATCGGGGAGTGACCCGCAGATGCCAATAAATTGGGAACAACAGTACGAGAAATTGTTTGCGTCCGCCAATGTCGAGGAGCTTCGCAAGAAATCCTGGTCGGATTCATGGACGGCGTTCTCGCCTACGCCACTGGCGCAGCCACCTCGGGGCTAACCCATGCCGCTGCACACGATCGTCTTGGACCCCGGCGTCAATAGCGAAGCGACGCCTACTCTTAATTCCACATCCATTCAGGAATCTCAGCTAATTCGCTTTAAGCCAGCAGGGAAATATGTCCTCGTTGAAAAAATGGGCGGATGGCAGAAATACTATTCAGCCTCGGTCGCTTCTCCTATCCGAGAACTCCATGCATGGGAGGGCACAAACGCTGACACGCACCTGGCGATAGGCGCGGAAACGTCACTGAGCATCCTCACGGACCAATTTTATCAGAATATTACCCCGAGAATTCTGATCAGCGACACCACGCCGGATTTCTCGACCACGGCATCCTCGAATATTGTTGAAATTGTTGATCCGAACATCACGACGACGGTTTACGACAGTATATACATCCAAACGCCGGTTTCGGTGGGTGGCCTGATCCTCCAGGGATCATATGCCATCTTCAATGTGACCGGTTCCGATAGCTACCAGATATTAGCCGCCTCGCAGGCATCTTCCACGGTGTCGCATGGTGGATCGTTGCCGGTCTTCACGGCGACGAGTGGTTCTCCAGTTATAAACGTTGCGCTGACCGCGCATGAATATTCGGTAGGAGAGGTGTTTTCGGCCCCGACACCAACCTCGGTGGGGGGGCTTACAGTTCAGGGCAACTACCTGGTCCAAAAGGTGGTCGACGCGAACAATTTCACCATCAATAGCCAGTTCCTAGCTACCTCGTCGGCAAGCGCCACAATGAATGGCGGTGATGTCCAGATCATCTACTACATCGGCATTGCGCCCGCCGCATCAGGTGCCGGCTACGGCATCGGAGCATACGGCGCCGGAGGGTACGGGACAGGCGTCCCGCCAAGCCCGTCGCCCGGCTCCCCGATCACGACAACCAACTGGACGCTGGACAACTGGGGCGAGGTTCTTATCGCCTGCCCAACCGATGGCCCGATCTACACGTGGGCTCCAGACAGTGGCTATACGGTCGCGACGAAAGTCGTCAGCGCCCCGGTCATCAACGGTGGGATATTCGTCTCGGAGCCGGCACAGATACTCATAGCGTGGGCATCCTCTATCAACGGCGTCCAAGACCCTCTGCTGGTTCAGTGGTCGGATTCTGGCGACTACACCAACTGGGCGGTCACCTCGCAGACGCAGGCAGGCTCTTATCGCATCCCAACCGGCTCAAAGATCGTGGGCGGCCTCCAAGGGTCGCAGTTCGCCCTCATCTGGACCGACCTGGACGTTTGGGCGATGCAGTACATACAGCCGCCCTTCGTGTTCGGCTTCAACAAGCTGGCGCAAGAATGTGGGCTTATCGCCAGACACGCGGCCTGTGTGGTCAATTCGTCCGTCTACTGGATGGGTAGTAACCAATTCTACGTCTATGCGGGAGCGGGCGTTCAGCCCATCCTGTGCCCAGTCTGGGACTTCGTGTTCCAAGACCTTGATCAGGATAATATCGACAAGATCCACGTCGCATCTAACAACGGGTTCGGAGAGATATCCTGGTTCTTCCCATCCGCGTCAGGGGGGACTGGCGAGGTAGACTCCTATGTGAAATTCAATTTTTTGCTCAATTGCTGGGACTGTGGGCGTCTCGATAGAACAGCGTGGATTGATCAGTCGGTGCTGGGCGAACCGATAGGGGGGAGTTCTACTGGATTCGTCTACCAGCATGAGGTCGCCATGGACGCGGACGGCCAGCCGATGGGAGAGTTTTTCACCACCGGGTATGCCCAAGTGGCCGAAGGCGAAAACCTTATGTTCGTGGATTGGATGATCCCGGACTTTCGTTACGGCCCTTATGGCGGCCCTCAGAACGCGGCACTGAACATAACGCTGAATTACACCGACTATCCCGGAACCTCTCCGAGGACGGTCGGGCCATTCCAGGTCAACTCGAGCACCGACTATCGCAGCCCTCGCATTCGGGCGCGCGAAATAGGATTCACAATTCAGGGCGTCGGATTGGGTACGTTCTGGAGAATGGGCGGCCTGAGATATCGGGCTGCCGCTGACGGGAAGCGCTGATGTCCCAAGAAAACTCTGGCATTCTATCGACGCTCCAGAATGGAGTGCAGGCCATCTACGCCCTCGTGCAGAAGATCGGCGTGATTTTCCCGACCGTGAGCGGCACCAGCACCACCGCTACGGGTGGCGCGATTACGCCGCCAGCCCAAGTCGTCGGCTACATCAGTGTGACACTGCCGAATGGGCAGAGCGTAAAGGTTCCATATTTCTCATGAACGAAATCTGGCGTCCGGTCATTGGACACGAAGATGGCTATGAAGTGAGTTCGCTCGGGCGCGTTCGATCTCTTGCCAGGAAGTGCGCCAGCAAGTCTGGCGAGCGAAGCGTCCCCACTAGATTGCTGAAGCCTGACTATAGACGCGGGTATCCATCGGTCACTCTTTACAAGAACGGCAAAAAGACCCGGGAGACCACCGCCCACTTGGTGGCTCAGGCTTTTATCGGTCCCAAGCCCGAGGACGCAGAAGAGCTCTGTCACAACGATGGAAATCGCGGCAATTCAAGCGTCGGGAATCTTCGGTGGGATACGCGGATCGGAAACCATTCGGACAAGTGGAAGCATGGAACTTATGACGTCAAAAAGAAGTTTCTAACTGAAATCGACGTCCGTGCCATCAAGGCGCTCGCCATCGTCAAATCCGGTCTATGGCTCGCCGAGACCTTCGGCGAGAGCCAAGGAACGATTTCTCATATCCTAGTGGGCAGAAATTGGAAGCACGTCCATGTCTGACGCAATCCCTTATGCCCTGCAATTGGCTGGCGAGCCGTATTCGGCACCGCATGTTGGGCCAATCCGCTCGCATGTTGCTGGCCGCACCGATCACATTGCCATGGATGTGCCGGCGGAATCCTTCGTGATCCCAGCGGATATCGTCTCTGGCGTCGGCGAGGGCAATACCGAAAACGGATTCCGCGTCTTCTCCAAGATGTTGGGCTTGCCGGCCGGTGCGGTGCCAGCGTCATTGCAGCGCGCCGATGGCGGCAAGGTGGGGTCGCCGGTGCCGATCATGGCGGCAGGCGGCGAAATCGTCGTGCCGCCCGATGTCGTGGCGAGGGTCGGAAGCGGTAACGTTAAGCGAGGACATCAGATCCTCAATCACATGGTGCGCGAACTTCGCAAGGATCACATCAAGAAGCTCAAATCCCTTCCGGGCCCTCACAAGTAGGCATTTGCGCGCATGACCGATGATGTCCGCCTCGCGGTTCCGGCCGACGAGGACAAGATTGTTTCGATGATCCGACTCCTCCACGACGAGAATGGCTTGTTCCCGCTCTCTGAGCGTCGGGTTCGCGAGTACATGCAGAAGTTCTTCCGAAAGGAGGGCGCACTGATTGGCGTAGTCGGCCCTGTCGGCGATCCCGTAGGGAGCATGTATCTCACCATCGGGCAACCGTACTATTCCGACACTTGGTATTTGAACGAGGCATGGAACTTCGTCCATCCCGACCATCGCCGATCGGATTATGCCAAGAAGCTTCTGGCTTGGGCGAAGCAGATATCCTCTGAACTGCAACTCCCGCTCATGATCGGGATCGTCAGCAATCACCGGACCGAAGCCAAGGTTCGGCTCTACGAAAAGCAGCTCGAAAAAGCTGGCGCGTTCTTCGTGTGGAACCGGCATTTTGCCGGGCCATGCGCGTGGGATCGCGACCAGTAAGGGAACGCCATGGGCAGCAAAGACTCCACTTCGACAAGCACCTATACGCCGCCACCGGAGGTGATGGCGGCTTACAAGGATCTGCTTGCCAAGGCCAATCCTGTCGCTGCTACTCCGTACCAGGCCTATACGGGCGGCGTGAATGGTTCCGGGTTCGAACAGAACCAGCTTACCGGCTTCCAGAACATTGCCAATCTGGCAGGTGCATCCAATCCCTATTTTTCCAGCGCCGCTTCGGCGCTAAACGCATCCACGACACCGACCTACGCTACGGTCGGGCAGTATATGAGCCCGTATTTGCAGAATGTCGTGGACGCGACGACCGCGAACATGGCGGAGCAAAACGGCCAGCAACAGCAGCAGGTCATCGGCAACGCTATCGCACAGGGAGCATTGGGCGGGAACCGTGTCGGTGTGGCCCAGTCGGAGCTTGCGCGTCAGCAGAACCTCGCAAATCAACAGACCATCGCAGGCCTCTATAATACCGGTTACAACAATGCTCTCGGTGCCGCTCAGTCGCAGCAGGCAGCGCAGCAGGCGGCGGCACAGGGCTATGCGAGCCTTGGCCAGAATGCCATGCAGACCAACTTGGCGCAGGCAGCGGCACAGGTGGGCGCCGGAACTCAGCAACAGCAATACAATTATCAGCAGTATCAGAACCAGTTGTCATATCCGTTCCAGACCCTTGGCTGGCTCGCCAGCATTGTTGAAGGGGCTGGCGCCGGAATGGGCGGTACTCAGACGACAACGCAGCCGTCCGGCAATAGTGGCAGCTCGATCCTTGGCGGCCTTCTTGGCATCGGTTCGCTATTCCTCAATCGAGGAGGCGCCGTGCATGATGAAGAGCGTCCTCGCAGAGCCCAGGGCGGCGTGATCCCGTACACGGGTTCCTCCGGCATCATGTCGATGAACGACAATGCCAAGCCAGCGGCAAACGACAATGGCTATGTTCCCGAGGTTGCCACTGGGACTACCGGCCATTCGACGATGCCGAATTCTCCGACTCCCACTCCTACGCAGGCTCAGGACCCCATGCTCCAGCAGGGGATGAAAAGCATGGAGGGGGCGATCAGGAAGGATTACCCCAACGGCGTCCTGGCTGGGATGAATACCGTGAATTTGCCGGACCAGGCGCCGATTCCGACGCCGAATCCTTTGACAGGAGAGGCCGGTTTGCCCGCCCCCGTAGGAGACACGGGGATGGGTGGCGGACTCCTGTCAGGACTCGCGTCCCTCTTTGGGTTCAAGGATGGCGGTGTCATTCGCGGCTATGATGTGGGTGGCGGCGTTGGCAGTGTTGGCGGTGGCATTGGCGGCCACGGGGGAAATTACCAAGGCAATCAACAGAAGATTGACCCGCAGCAGATGTACAGCCAATGGGGCGTTCCGGGCAGCTATGACAGCAATACCGGAATGGCGCGGTCGTATTTCCTCGGATTGCCCATGTTCCTCGGGAAAAATTTTGTTCCCATGGATACGAGCCAGGGTGGGGGAGCCGGGTTCGGCGCATTGGCGCTCGCCAAGGGTGGGGTGGCCTCGCGTCGAGGCTATGACGCGGGCGGCGCTATCGACGACGATCCGCTTCTGGACAACATCAGGGCATTTCTCGGCGCTTCCGATGCGTCGCCCCTGACCGATCAGCAGTTCAATGATCGCGCGGGTGCCACCACAAACGCCCCAATGCCTGGCGTGGTCCCGGGAGGGGCCCTTGCTGACTTCGGCGATCACGGTCCCGTACCCCAACCCCTCTCAGAAGATCAGCGAGCAGCAATCAGGGCTCGAGATGAGGCGAATCTCGCAAACTTCGGCGACAACGTGCCTCCCGTCGGAGTTGTGGCTGATCGCCCGTTGCCTCCCGAATTTGGCAACAAAGGCATCACTCCAGACCAGTGGGCCGCAATGAACGCACCCGACGGTGGCGGAGTAGTCTCAGCAGCCCCGACTGGGGTCGCCCAGCCACTGCCTACGCGCGACGTTGAAGACCGCCCTATTGCGCCGTCTGTGCCGGAATACAAGCCGCAGCGCGTTAGCAAATACTCGCCAGCCTTCAACCAGATCAACGATCAGTACGGGCTGCCGGCCGGCTACCTCAACCAGACCGCCTACATCGAATCGGGCTTCAACCCGAATGCCGATAACGGCATTGCGCGCGGTGCCTTCCAGTTCACCGGCCCGACTGCAAAACAGTATGGTCTCTCCAATCCGTTCGATCCGATCGCATCTGCACAGGCGGCGGCGAAACTGGCGTCGGACAACAGTAAATTCCTGACTGGCGGTCTCGGCAGGCAACCCACGGCAGGCGAGCTTTATCTCGCACATCAGCAGGGCGCTGCCGGCGCCCTGAACCTTCTGACACATCCTGACGCTCCCGCCACAGACATCGTAGGGCGTGCGGCGGTAGTGCAAAATGGCGGCTCTCCTGACATGACCGCTGCTCAGTTTGCCAACCTCTGGACGAACCGCTTCAATTCGGTCTCGCCCAACTCGTCGTCGGACTCGACCGTTCTGCGTATGGCCGACAATGGCATCGACAGTGGTCAAACCGGGTCCACTTCAAAGGGCATCCTCGTCGGTCCGCAGCCATCAGATGATGCGCGAGGCATTCTCTCGAGCATCTTCAATGGCGAGCGCCCCCACATCTCAGATGACATGCGCATGGCTCTCCTTTCGGCAGGCCTCGGCATGATGGCGGGAACTTCTCCGAACTTCGGAACCAACGTGGGCACTGGTGGCCTCCAAGGTCTGAAGACATATATGGAAAAGCAGCAGCTTAACCGAGAGAATGCCCAGGCTCAATCCGAGATTGCCACCCGCGCCGGGAACCTTGGCCTCGAAGGCCAACGTGTCGACATCGCGGGCAAGCAGCTTGCCTTGGAGGCTCAGAGGAACGCGGCGGATATTGCGAACACGACGGAACAGACGGCCAAGACCCGGCAGGAAGTTCAGATTGGCCGTTATGCTGTAACGCCCGGTCCGGCTGGCTTCGTCGTCCGCGATGCGACCAATCCGATGGAGCCGCCGCGCCTCATCACCTATGACCAGATGCAGGGCATCCAGACCTCTGGCGATGCCGCGCAGCCGGCGGCATCTTCGCCGGCTTCCGCAATCCCTTCAGCGCCTGCTCCTGCCTCGTCGGCAGAATCCGACAGGGGGCCGCGAGTGGCGGCAACCCCGGTAACTCCCGTCGGGTCGGTTCCTCAAGGCGTCTTCACCACGCAAGCCCCGGCTCGTATCCCGGTAGACCCGCGACTCTACTCGATGCCGGATATCGTCAAGAACGAAACGCAAGGTGGCCTGGACGCGGCCCGGAAGGACTATCAGGGCGCTATCAACACCCAGACGCAGCTATCCGAAATGCAGCACGATTTGGGGCAAATCCAGAACTCTACGTGGACCTCTCCCGGCACCGGGTTTGAAAACCGCGTCAAATGGGCGAGGGCGGTCAATACCGGCTTCAATGCCCTAGGTATCGCGCCACCGATTGATGAAAATGCAGTAGCCTCCGGCGAAAACCTGAACAAGCTGACGACGCGCCTCGGCTTCAGCCTGTCTTCGTCTCTCGGCTCAGGAGAGGCGGCCAATATCGTCAACCAGGCTGTGGCGTCGGTTCCGGGAGGCGCGAATTCCAAGGAAGGTGCGGCTCGCATCATCAGCGGCATTCAGGCGGCGAACCAGCGGAAGCTGGATTATTATAATTTTCTGCAGGATTGGTCTGCCAAGGGTTATGGGTCCATCAAGGGCGCCGATCAGGCCTTCAACCGGTCCAACCCTCCTGAACTCTACGCCTTGGCCTCCTATGTCCCGTCTGGCGCTATCCAGGCACTTCGTGCCGATCCGTCGCTTGCTCCACAGTTTGAGCAGAAGTACGGCACTGGAACCTCGAAATACGTTCTCGGGACGCAGTGATGGCTAACGCTTTCGATCAGTTCGACGGTGCGCCAACCGCGTTTGGAGCGCCCGTTGCGCCTCCAGTATCGGCCGCGCCGTCGCAGGGTCAGAATGCGTTCGACGCCTTTGACGGGCAACCTACTGCTTTCGGCAATGCATCGTCAGCGATCGGTGGGGGAGATCAGCCACAGGAGGACAAGCAAGCCTCGATCGGGAGCGTTGCAAAGAATTTTGGGACCGGCCTTCTGGCTGGTGTTCCCAACGCGATTAGCGGCGCTGAAAAGGTCGTCAATCCAGTTAGCAAGGTCACAGACTTTCTCTCGTCCGAGGGGTATCTCCCACATATCCCGACTGGCGGTGAATTGCTGAAGAAGGGGATGGGGCTATTCGGCGCGGACCCCGACAACCCGGACCAATTGCCACAGCCGCAGAACACCCCGGAACGCATAGCTCGGATGGCGGGCGAGGGAACATCAGGGATGCTTCTGATGCCGGAGGGAGCGGCGGAGTCAATGCTGCCCCGGCTCGGGACTATGGCAAAAAACGCCGTCATCGGTGGCGCGTCCGGAGCAGGCTCGGAAATCGGCCGCGAAATTGCACCGGATGAATACAAGGATGTCGCTGGCATCGCCGGAGGGCTTCTTGGCGGCGGTCTTGGAGTGGCTGCCGCTGAAGTGCCGTCTGCCATTGGTGCTGGCGCACGAGCGGTCCGCGATTACACGGCTCCGTTCACAGAGAGCGGGCAGCAGCGTCTCGCGGCGAAGACGTTGGCGAATGCCGCTGCTGATAGCGATGCCGCCTTGCAGGCGCTGTCCAGTCCCTCTGAGATCGTTCCCGGATCGATGCCCACCACTTTTCAAGCCACGGGTGATACAGGGCTAGGACAACTGGAACGGGCAGTAGCTGCCAAGTCGCCGCAGGACTTCTTGGAACGACGGGCAGAGCAAAACTCGGCCCGTCTTAACGCGCTTTCGGATATTCAATCCGAAGGACATCCCGAAGCGGTAGGCTCGTTCTTCCGAAGCAGGCTGGATGAAATCGATCAGCGGATGCAGGCCATTCAGGATCAGGCGGCAACTTCCGCAAGATCGGCTACAGAAGGACTTGGCGGTGGACAGGCGGCCGATGCCCTCGGAGAACAGACGCGCACGGCGCTTCAGAACAGTCTCGACGCCGCAAAAGCAAACGAAAGATCTTTGTGGAAGTCGGTGGACCCTGATGGGACGATGCAGGTCGCGGCTAGCCCGCTGAAGTCGGCATACGCGGATGTCTACGGCAATCTCGGCCCCGAGTCTTCGATTGGCATGACCCCGGTCGAAAAGCAGTTGGGCGATGTTATTCAAGGCTATGGCGAGGCGTTGCCACTTCAGCGAATGATCGACCTGCGGAGCGCCATCTCGGGGGCCATGCGAGATGCGAATTCATCATTGCAGCCGAATTCCATAGCCTACGGTCGGCTCACTCAGTTGCGAGGGGCAGTCGAGGACGCTATATCCTCCTCGGTCGCCAAGCGCGCAGCCGAAGAGCAGCAGGCGGTGGCGACAGGCGCCATGCAGCCGCAGGAGACTATGCTTCAGCGGTGGCAGCAGGAGATCCAGGCCAAGATTGATGCCAACCGAGCCAATGCCCGAGCTGTGGGAGCAGGTGGAGCAAATTCTGGAACCGCTATCGCTGGCGGAAAAGGAATACTATCTGGCGAAATGGGAACAGGAAGCCAAGCGGGAAGCCAAGCTGCCGGAGCTTCGGGCTCTTCGGCTAGTCAAGGAACGTTTATCGACCAAGACACCGCCAACCGGCTGAAATCAGCTACGACTGCTACCTCTTCGCGCAAGCAGACATTCGGCCAAAGGCCGGTAAACCAGATACTCCAGCGTCCCGGCTCTACCCAGCCGTACAACATGCCGGGCGGGGCGGTGTCCTCGACTGCTTGGAAGGCGGGCGCCGGTGGCGCGGATGCCGTCAATGCCATTCTCAAGGCGTCCCTGGAGGCTGTTGGGCCGCTTAAGGATATCGCTGCATCCTCGCTGAGGTCCAAGGCCCAAGATGGTGTACTGACCAGCAAGCAGCTCGACGCATGGAAAGCACAGCATGGCCCGGCCCTCAAGGCCTTGGAGCAGGCGGCACCAGGGTCAACCGCAGCTTTCGAGAATGCGGCAAAAGCAGGCGACCATTTCGCCACGCTCGCCCAGCAACGCAAGGACGCCATTAGCGCGGTTGAAAAAAGTGCCATCGGCAGACTGCTGAAAGTCGATGATCCCGCTGATGTCGTCAAAACGGTCGGATCGATATTCAATCGCAATGATGCGGTTAAGACCATGCGCAGCCTCGCTCAGGCTGCATCGCACGATCCGGCAGCCATGGAAGGCCTTCGCCGCGCCGTGGTCGAGCATATGGAGAGCAAACTTATATCGAACACGGAAGCCGGGACCACCGGGAGAAACCTCATCAAGTCCGACGCCTTCCAGTCTTTTCTGGGTAAGAACTACACCGCGCTCCGGCAGGTGTTCAGCGATCAGGAACTAGGGTCGATGCGCGCCATCGCGCAAGACCTGAAGCGAGCCAATCGGTCGATCTCATCCAAATTGCCAGGAGGGTCGAACACGGCACAGGACCTTGCCGCAATGGCTTCGGCCGATCTGAAGCCGACACTGCTTAACAAGATCATTACCCACGCTATCGGTGGCGGCGCAGGCTTTGCGGCCCTCGGTGATGTGTTGACGCCAGGGCTCGGGACCTTGGCTGGCATCGTGGGGACGCATGTTCTTGGCGGCATGCGTGAAGCGGGGATCAGAAGCGTCGAAGATCTGGTTCGCGATGCGATGTTGAACCCCGAATTGGCGAAGTCTCTTCTCGCTAAGGCACCGAAAAAAATCGACACTGGTTCCGAAATGACGCTTGCGAACAAGCTTCGTCGCGTTGGTATGTTCTCAGCCGTACAGAATGCCTCGGCCGGTCAATAGCAGTTGGTGTTGACCATATTGCCCATTGCCGTCGACGTGCAATTTACGATCCGTCGAGGTTGCGGTTGCCTGGCAGTCGCGATCTGAGCGGCAGCCGCGCTTCTAATCGCATTGTTGTGTTGTCTGGATTGGGCTTCGTTCTCGATGCACTGGGCCATTTCCGGCGTGCCCTGCTTGAATCCGTAAGCGGCACAGCGTTTGCCAAAATAGTCAGCGATCGTGTCAGGAGACGCGGTAGCGAACCAAGCGCGCGAGCCGGGCGCGCCAAGATAACGCTCGCCATCCACGCCAGTACAGCCGGCCAGAGCCAACAGGACAATTAGTGTTTTACGCATGTATCCCCCCTCCGCAGGCGGGGATCATGATCTCTGCCAAGGATGATGTCTAGGCGCCCTTCGGAGCGCCTTTTCTATATGGGAAGCGCAAATGCCGTCTACCTATTCGCCAAATTTCAATTTGGAACTGCAAGCAACCGGCGAAAACGCGGATGTTTGGGGCCAGCACCTGAACAACAACGTATTTTCGATCTTGGACGCGGCCCTCGGCAACACACTCTCTCTGCCGCTGACCAACACCAATGTCACGCTGAATACCGCGCAGAGCCAAAATAATTTCATCGACCTGTCCGGTACGTTGACGGGCAATGTGAGCATCATTTTCCCGCAGATAGGGCGCACATATTTCGTCAGGAATGGCACGACAGGAGCATTCTCGGTCACACTGAAGACCAGTGCGGTTGGCGGAGCGACATACGTCCTTCAGCAAGGCCAGGCGCGTTATATCACCCTCAATGGTACAGACGTTCTTGTTGGCTTTGATGGCAGCTTCGGCGCGCTCACCAATATCGCCAGTGCGGCAACCACGGATATCGGCACGGTCGCAACCCGCAACGTCAACATCACGGGCACGACGGCGATAACGTCGCTCGGATCAAGCGCCTCCATAGCCACGCCGCTTTACCAGGTCACGTTCGCGGGGGCTCTGACGCTGACCTATAACGCCACATCACTCATCACGCCAAGCGCTGGCAACATCTACACGGCGGCCGGTGATACCGCCATGTTGCAGTACCTTGGGTCCGGCAACTGGCAGGTGCTTTCCTACCAGGCAAACACCTACATTCCCGGTACGCAGCCCATAGCCGGCGGCTTTCGAAACCTTAGGGTGACAGTGACATCTACGAGTGCCGTGTCAATCACCGCCGACGCGTTGACGGTTGAGGACTCGCTCGGACGGGCTTACCGCGCTCGCTCGGTTAATCTGTCAGCCTCACTCGCCGTCTCTGGTGCGAACGGCCTCGATACTGGCAGCGAGGCGGCATCGACATGGTACTCCGTCTGGGTGATCTATAATCAGACGACCAACACGCTTGCGGCGTTGCTCTCAACATCTGGAACATCACCGAATCTGCCGGCGGGCTATACGTTCCAAGCCCGGTTCGGCTGGATCAGGAATGATGCAAGCTCGAACCTTTGGTTCACGCGTCAATATGGCCGAAGATCACAGATCGTGGTCGGGACGAATCCCACCAGCTTGCCGCAGATGGGCACGACTTCGACTAATGCGTGGGTAGCGCTGAGTGTGTCGAATTTTGTACCGCCAACAGCTAGTTCGATCAAAGTGTCCAACTATGTTGTGCCAGCGGGATTTTGTGGAATCGCGCCAAATAACTCGTTTTCCACAAACCTTTCCAGCACATCAAACCCAACACCGTTCGCATCGGGCTCGGGCGCGGGTTCAGGCGCAATCAATCCGTTCGCTGATATTGGGCTGGAGAGCACGAACATATACGTGATTTCCGGCAACCCAGCGACGTTCTGGTGCTTTGGTTGGGAAGACAACCTCTAGCCCGCATCCCTTCTTTTCTCCCCAAAGGTTCAGATAAGGCGCACTCTCTCGGGTGCGAGCGTATTGCTATTGGCCAACACAACTATTGATCAGTTGCCCGCAAATATCGGCCTGACCGGCAATGAGATCGTGCCGGTTGATACGCCCATTCCTGGTGGGGGGTATGTCACGCAGCGCTCGACCACGGCGCAAATAGCCGGGCTGGCATCTACCAATGGCCCGTTGGTGTTGGCCGAGCCAAGCATTCTTTTCCCGGGGGGAAGGGTGCTTGCTGGCGTTGCTGGCGACACCACGGTCACGGACGGCGGGCCGGGTGCGAATATCGTTGTCGACATAGCTGACAGTGCAGTCGTTCCCGGCATCTATGGCAGCACGAGCGCGGTAGCTCGCTTCACGGTCGACCAGAAGGGGCGCCTCCAGGCGGCCTCTAATGTGGATATCTCCGGCTCCTATCAGCCTTTGTCGCCCAACCTCACATCATGGGCTGGCGTCAACCGGGCATCGGGCTTTGATACATTCACGTCAACACCATCTAGCGCCAACTTGCGCGCACTTATGACGGATGAGAGCGGGACTGGGGCCCTCTTCTTCCAGAACGGCAATCTCGGTACACCGGTGGGTGGAGTGCTGACTAACGCCACAGGGCTTCCAGTCTCAACCGGCATCGCCGGGCTTGCGGCGAACATGGCCACATTCCTAGCGGGCGGCACAAGTGCCCAGTTGGCAGCCGCCGTTACCGATGAAACCGGTTCTGGGGCGCTAGTGTTTGCGAATTCACCTGCGTTGGTGACGCCTGCACTCGGCACACCCGCATCGGGCGTAATGACGAATGTCACCGGACTGCCGCTGACTTCTGGTGTCACTGGGACGCTGCCTGTAGGTAATGGCGGCACTGGTGTTTCGAGTGTCACATCAGGCAGTTTGCTCGTCGGCGCCGGGACAAGCGCCATGGTCCCTACGACTATATCGGGCGTTCTAGACGGGCTCACGAGCACGCAGGGTTCCGTTCTTTACCGGGGTGCCAGCGGGTGGGCCGCCCTCGGCCCGGGGACCAATGGCAATGTACTGACCACAGGGGGGCCATCCGCGAACCCATCGTGGACATCCGTTAGCGGCACGGGGACTGTAACCACCGTTTCAGTTGTCTCTGCCAATGGCTTCGCCGGCTCAGTTGCCAACGCAACGACTACGCCAGCCATTACGCTGACAACTTCGATCACCGGCATTCTTCAGGGGAACGGCACAGCAATATCGGCGGCGGCAGCCACGGGATCGGGATCGGTCGTCCTGGCGACCTCACCAGCGCTTGCTGGAACACCCACGGCACCCACGCAAACTGCGGGTGACAACAGTACCAGAATAGCCACCACAGCCTATGTAGATGGGACCTTCGCCCCGAAGGCGAGCCCGACGTTCACCGGCACACCAGCCGCGCCAACCGCCACGCCCGGAACCAACACCACACAAATAGCGACCACAGCGTTTGTCGCCGCCGCTATCAGCGCCCTTTCAAGCGTGTACCAAGCGGCGTCGACCGTTCTTACGGCCCTGGCAGGCATTGGGACTGCCGTCGCTGGCGACATCATCTATGCGACTGGTGCCGGCGCATGGGGACGCCTCGCGAAGGGAACGGCATCCCAGGCTCTCCTGATGAATTCAGGAGCGACAGCGCCCCAATGGACGACGCTACCCTTCTCGAAGGCATACGAGAGCGCCCAGCAGACAATAACCGCCGGCGGCGCACTGACGCTAGCGCATGGTCTCGGCGTGGCGCCAAAACTGTATCTTCCATTTCTGGTTTGCACAGTTGCCGATAATGGGTTCAGTGTTGGTGACGAGGTTTCCGCTAATCCTATGGTGAATTCTGCGGGCAACAACTTTGCGCAGGGGCTAGCTATAGTTCCGGACGCCACGAACCTTAACGTTCGTTTCGGCAGCAATTCAAACGTATTCGCCTCTTTCAACAAGGGCACCGGAGCTCTGGTCGCCCTGACTGTCACAAGCTGGAAACTCGTCGTGAGGGCGTGGGCATGACCAGATACTTTGTCGATACCGATGGTGTCTACCTCGGTGGTTATGATGGTGCCGAGCCGCCAGCGGGAGCCATCGAAGTGCCGGACGCCCCGGCCGATGCGAGCCAGATATGGTCCAACGGCGCATGGAGCGAACTGGCTCCGGCCCGCCAGATGATCGCAAAATCCACTGTGCAGGCCCGCATCATCGCCGCTGGTAAGATGGACGCCGCCTATGCGGCGCTGACTGGGAACTCGGCTTACTTCGCTCGCTGGTTTGCACCAGATCACCCCGCTGTCTACAGCGATGATCCTGATGCAGTCGCGCTGGTGCAGGCGCTTGGGCTGGACCCGGCCACCATCTTGGCTCCTTGAGAATACGAATTCTCAACTGTGATCGGATTCGTCCTGTTCAAGGGTGTCAGTCCTAGGCTACGCGGCCTCCAGCGTCGGGATGGCTGAAACGTCTACGTCGCGCTCTGCATGCCAGGCATCGTAGACAGCCTGCATTCGCAGCCAGATACTAGCTCCATCACCAAACAGCTTGCCGAGGCGAGCAGCTACATTAGGAGACACTGGCTTCCTCTCTCTGAGGATGTCGTAAAGCTGCTGGCGAGAGATACCCAATAGCCGAGCGATATCCGCCTTGCTCTTGCCGGTGGCCGGGATGATGTCCTCCAATACGGCGCCCGGATGAGAGGGCGCGCGCTGGATAGGTCGGGTTACTTCATAGGTGATCATCTTGCCCTCCATGGCGTTGTGATCAGTGGTATTGCTCAAAGTCGACACGCGCTGCGTCTGTTCCATCAAACTCGAATGTTATGCACCACGGTCCATTCACATGGACGGTGTAGCGGGTTGGGTTGAAGCCATTCAACGAATGAAAGTTGTAGCCCGGAAGATTCATCTCTTCTGGCCGCACGGCGGCTTCCAAGCGGTCGAGCCTTGTGAGGATGCGCTGGTGCATCTTGGCATCGATCTTACCGGTTTTCCCGGTTTCGAACAGGCTCGCCAGAGCTTTGTTTTTGAATGACTTGATCATGGGTCTATGTAAGCAAATCGCTTACCTCATGTCAAGTGTTTGCTTACACAAAAAAGGGACGACCATGCGCCTTCTACCCAACAGCAAGGCGGTGGCTCTGCGCGAGGTCAAACATGCCGCCAGCGACGCTTATGCTGGATGTCGCGGATACAGACTGAACTGACATTGAACATCAATGCTACGGCTGGCGCGGCATGTGCTGCGAGCAACTGTCTGATTCTGGTGACGTCATTCTCTGTCAGTTTAGCACGAGGATTTTGTGAGCCCCGGTTTGAAGTGCCGTGCTCCAACCTGTCGCGCTGGTTATCAGCGGTCGTTTTCCATGACAAGTGCGCCCCCGAGACACAGCCTAGATGTCCTTTGCCGCAAGAATGCGCCGCTTCATGCCTAGAGGTTGGTGGCTCCCCATGCACCAGCATGCACACATATCGGCCCGCTCGATAGACATGGTTGTCGTGGTGGAAGTATGCGTAGCCATCGTCGCGGTTCCGTGAGTAGGGCCAGATCAAACAGTCAGGCCCCTTATAGGCGGCCGCCTTCGCAATAAAGGCATGCCGGCTTCCCGATCTCGTATAAAGCGGATCGCCGTTTCTGGTGAAGCGTTTGTAGTGCTGATCGCAGTATCCGAGTCCTCTATGGCGCTTGCCGCAATCCGGAATCGAACATACACGTGAATTAGCCATCTCGACCTCCAGACAGGTTGGGCTGGTTAGAGCGCGTCGCGGTGGTGAGACACCCGGCGCGTTCGCCATTTGTACCACATAAATTGCAGGATTTTCAACATGCTAGTGACAAACTGGCGTGTCGTTTTGCGTCACGCTTGGACAGTGCGGATCGCCATCGGAATCGCGTTGCTGAATGGCGCCTATGTCACAATTGCCATCCTCACAGACCGAATGCCGATGCCGCCAATATGGCTAGCTTTCGTCAATGGCATCCTGGCGACAGCCGTGCCTTTGGCGCGCCTCATTCCTCAAAAGAAAATCTCTGGAGAAGATCAATGAGCCGCATGAAAAAGGGCGGGGCGCTCGCCGCCTCCGTCGTCGCACTCGTGTCTGGATTTGAGGGTCTTCGGACCTATGCCTATCGCGATCCAGTGGGCATTCCGACGATCTGCTTCGGGGAAACGCGTGGCGTGAAGATGGGCGACCACAAGACGCCCGCCGAATGCAAGGACATGCTCATCTCTCGGTTGGCCGAGTTCGAGACAGGCATGCGCAAATGCCTCGCTTCGCCGGATACCATTCCCGACAATGCCTACGCCGCGTTCCTGTCGTTCACCTACAACGCGGGGGCAGGAAACTTCTGCCAATCCTCTATGGCCAGCAAAGCAAACGCGGGCAATCTGCGTGGTGCCTGTGATGCGCTCCTGATGTGGGACAAGTCGCGCGGCATCCGCCTTCCGGGTCTCACGAAGCGCCGGCAGGAAGAGCGCGCCCTGTGCCTTCGGGGCCTCTGATGGACGGCCTCCAGAACCTCCTCATTCCGATCATTGATTGGGCTCTGCGCATTGCTGGCGCAGCAAGCCTCGTTGTGGTCGCAGTCTTCATCGTGTGGTGGCTGTCATGACATTTCTCGTCACGTGGATCGCCAGCCGCACAGGGCTTGGTTCGCTGCTCTCCAGCCTCATTGCCTATGCCGCCATCGCCGCGCTCGCTGGTGGCGCTCTGTGGGGCTATGGCGCATGGCAATATCATGAAGGGAAGTCGGCCGGGGCCACTGCCGAACGGACAGCATGGATAGCGCAGCGCGAAGAAGACAAGGCCAAGCAACTGGCCAAGGCCGCTGCTGATCAGCGCAGGATAGACCAGATCGAAGCGGAATACCTCGCGGTTCAGGGACAACTTGCCGAGACGCAGACTGCTTTGGAGCAGGCCATCCATGCGGAGGGCGCGGACAAGAAGCCGGCCATGTCCCGGGGTGTAGCTCGAGCAGTGAACGGAGTGAGGTAATGCGGATACTCCTCCTTTGCTGCGCGCTCGCTCTATCCGGCTGCGTGACCGATAGGCATTCGGTTCTCCCTCCCATCACCGCGAAGATACCCCAATCGCTCAAGCAGGCTTGTCCCGGTGTCGTCTCCATTCCAGACCGCGATCTGACAGAAGCCGACGTGGCTCGCCTCTGGGCGGTCGACCGCCGATCCCTCGTGACTTGCGCTAAGCGCCATGGAGCGCTTGCGAAAGCTGCCTCCGTACTGGAGGCAAAATGACCATCGACAAGGTTACAAACGTGATCGCTGCTGGCGCTGCAGTCTCCCCGCTCTGGCTCCCGTCGCTTGCCGATGTCTCGCAGACAGCCGCGCTTCTTCTGCCGATAGCAGGCCTGATTTGGCTGATCATCCAGATCCTCTGGAAAGTCTCCGGCCGGGATAACCGCGACTAACTCCATCCTCCTCCCTCGAAAGGAATTCGCCGTGGGTGAACATCCGCGATTCTGGATTGCGTTCTTCATTATGCTTCTGGCGTTGGCGCTCTTCACTTTCATGTCTGTGTGGATGACCATTGAAGCCCACGCCGAACCCATGCTAGCTCCTCCGGTCGTCCACATTACCGACGACCCGGGCGGCAACGTTGGGGAGTACTATCGCAAGTATCAGGCTCTCAATGCCGCACGAACCGAAATCCATTTCCACGGCATGTGCGCGTCCGCCTGTACAATGGTGCTTTTCCAGGAATTCACCGGGATAAGGGCTTGCGCCGATGAGGGCGCCATCTTCGGCTTCCACAAACCTTTCGCCCAGGTGAACGGCAAGGTGATGCGATCGAAACCCGCCCTGCGGGAAATGCGCAAGATGTGGACTGCCTGGCTTGAGGAACTTCCCAACCCACTCCGCAGATATCTGAAGAGGGTTCGCGTCCCCTCGGCCACGGAAGGCGACGAGCAGAACACCATGCTTATCCTGCCGGCGAGCCTGCTTCTACCGAAGTGCCAGATGACGGTGGCAGCCCAATGACGGCCCTCGTCACGGCGGATGTTCGCATGCTGGCTATCGTGGCGTCGGGCTCCCTGCTTGCCCTCGCGTTCACGACGGGCCTCATCCTTGGTTTCATAGCGGGGAGGAGGCAATGAAGCTTCGCCTGTTCGTCCTGAATTTCGCGGGATTGTGCTTCCTCGCTTGGGCGTGGAGTCTGGGATACGTCCAGTTCGTATTCGCCCATGACGTTTCGCACATCAGCTACCTGATTTCAGCCGTGTTCGTCTGGTGCGTGGCCCGCGTGTTCTGGGGCAAGACCGATCATCTGGAGGAAGCCGAGAAGCAGCTAACCGGTCTCGGTTTCATCGGTACGCTCGTCGGTTTCATCCTCGCCCTGTCCGGTCTCTCTGATGGTTCGATGACCACGCCGGATGGTCTCATGCACATCGGCACCGGTTTGCTGTCTGGCGTTGGTGTAGCGTTTTGCGCCTCGCTTGTGGGTGTCATCTGCGCCCAATGGCTCGGTCTTCTTGGCTGGCTGACCCAGGAGTAACCACTATGTGGCGGCTCTTTAACAGCATGCGTGACATGTACTCGAACGTCACGCTCATCCTGACTGCAGTCATCGTGATCGTGCTGACGCAGGTTAACCCGAAGGCGAAGCCATCAGAGGACAGCACAAAACCGCCCGGCGATATCATGGTCTGTATCTCGTGGCAGGGGGCCAATGATGTGGATTTATGGGGCATTGCTCCGGGGCAGAAGATCGCTACGGGCTACGCGAACAAGAATGGCGAGGTGCTGGATCTCGTTCGCGATGACCTCGGCAAGGACGCGCTCTCCCGTCCGCGCATGGAATGCCAGTTTGCCAGGGGGCTGCCAGATGGCCGCTGGGCCTTCAATGTCCATGGCTATTCGATCACCGACCGCGAAGTGCTGGTGCATGCCGAAATAAGACTGGGAGGCGAATTCGGGTTCAGCCTTCTCCTCGATCGCGATCTGACCATCAAGCAGGCGCAGGAACGGACCATTGCACAGTTCCGGCTCCAGGATGGGAAGTTCGTCCCGGGCTCGATGAATGAGGTGTATATCCCGCTCAGGAGCGCTCAATGACCGTATTGGCCTCCACATGGCTCCTGTTGGCCGTCGTACTCTGTGGCTTTGCCTGGATGGCGGGAAGGCGCATCGCAGCCCTCTCATTGCCAATTGCCGTCGTGCTGGCGGCCTTCGCGATTTATGTCCCGACAGGCTCGCCGCGCTTCACCACGCCGCCGGCCGGAAAGTACTCTGTCATTGGCGCAGACATCGAGGTCGATGTAGCGATATGGGCGCTTCTGAAGCCTGAGAGCGGCCCCTCCGTCTATTACAAACTGCCATACTCGACCAGCCAGGCGAATGCTCTCCAGCAAGCCATGGATGGCGCACAGGACGGGCAGGGCGTTCAGGCCATCGTCGGGCAAGATGGTGGCGTGGCCTATGATGGACCGCCTCCTGTGACAGGCATGCCTCCGAAGCAGGCAGAGCAGCCGGCCGTCACCATCCCCTGAAAACATTCCCATCAACAGATCACGGAGGAAGAGCTTGGCCGCTCCACTCACGGACGAAGAGATTCAACGGCGCATTGCTGCCGTAAATACGCACCCAACGATCCGAGCGGCGGCCAAGTCGCTCGGCATGGGCCCCAGTACTCTAGCGCACACAATCGAAATGCTTAGAAGCACCGGCCGTCTTGCCGATGGCGTGGTGCTTCCGCAGCCAAAGGAAGAAGCCGCCAAAGACCCTGTGTCTTTCGTCGGCCCGACAAGCGTCGAAATCCGGGATGCCAATTTCTGGCGTAACAAGGCCAAGTCGGCAGAGGATCGCGCCGCCGAGAGCGAGCATATCCTTCGCGAGATGGCCGGCGTGTTCCAACGGCCGCTGTCACTCCCTGAATGGACGCTTCCCGGCAATGGTGAGACGGGCAGGGCGGTCGGGCTCATCCATCTCTCCGACCTTCATTGCGGCGAGGTGGTTCGTCTCGAGGAGGCCGCAGGCGTCAACGAATACAATCCTGAGATATTCCGCCGCCGGCTCCGTCGCATGATCGATGCATCCATTCGGATCCTGCCGCGGTGGTCGTCCGATTGCGAACTGAAGGGCGTGGTCGTAGCGCTCAACGGAGACCTGATCTCGGGCGACATCCATGCCGAGCTCCGCGAGACCAACGCGCTGACGTCGCATGAGCAGGTGGCGCTGGCCACCGACGAGCTCGCCGCCGGCATCAGAATGCTCGCCGATCAGTTCGATGCCATACTGGTCACGGTGACACCGGGCAACCATGGCCGCACGACCGAGAAGACGCATGCCAAGCGCATGGCGGCACTCTCCTATGACATCATGATCGGCAATATCCTGGCCCGCGAGTTCGCCAACGACGGTAGGATCACGGTCAACACCGCCTCCGGCGCCGATATCGTGTTCCCATTATTCGGCTGGTCGGTGCTGCAGACCCATGGCGATTCCATGGGCACTGGCGGCGGGCAGGGCTTTGCCGGGCCGGAGTTGCCCATCGTGCGCGGCGGCAAGAAGATCAAGCTTTCCGGCTTCGCCACGGGCGAGCGATACGACATCATCCTGACAGCCCACTATCATACTTCGTCAAATCCCGGGACCGTGCTCGCGAACGGTTCCATGATCGGCTTCAACGAATGGGCCGTCCGTATCCGTGCCATGCCCGAGCCGCCGCAGCAATGGCTTGCGCTGGTCCATGAGCGCTGGGGACTGAGGGAGAGGACGCCTGTCGTCCTTGAAGACCCCGCGCCGCCACGCAGGCCGCGCATCCGTGTTCCCGCTGGCATGAGCGCTGCCGCATGACCGACATCGCCTCTGAAACCTTCGGACCATTGGAGAACTACATGACCGATCAGCCCGACGTGAAGATCGCCATTGCGGATGAAGCCAAGCGCATCGTCGCCGGCGCCCGCCGCTCTGCCTATGGCTCGCCTGAGAACAATTTCGAGCGCATCGCGCGCTTCTGGACCGCCTATTTCCAGAATACCGGCCGCGATCTGGTCATCACCGCAGCGGATGTCTCGCCCTTGATGCGGCTGATGAAGGAAGCGCGGCTTTGCGAATCCCCCAGCCACCGGGACAGCTTCGTCGACCTGATCGGCTATACGCTCACCGGCGCCGAGGTGAATAAGGTCTCGGCAGAATGAAGCGCGTCTATCTCGCCGGCGGCATGACCGGGATCAAGCATTTCAACTTCCTGGCCTTCGACCGCGCGGCGCGGCGGCTTATGGACGAGGGCTATGATGTCTTCAGCCCAGCCGATAATGACCGGCGCCTTTTGGGCAAGCCTCTGGACTGGATACCGCAAGAGACCGACAGCATAGGCCCGTGGAAGGCGTGGGCGATCGACGGAGCGCCTGGCATCCGCAAGATGCTCGGCGACGATGTCGCTTACATCTGCAACGAAGCTGACGTCATCGCCATGCTGCCCGGCTGGGAGCATTCCAAAGGCGCCCGCGCCGAATGGTACCTGTCCTTGGCGCTCGGGCATGAGGTGATCTACCTATAAGACGCCGGCCGAAATCTTATAACCGCGCCCGCTGGCCGAAAGGCTGGCGGGCCTTTTCGCGTTTCAGGCCCCGCGCTATATCGGCCGCATGAGCGCACCAGGCACCATCTACCAAGTCAGCATCGTCGAGAAGCAGAAGAGCGGCTAGAACCTGATCCGCATCCTGCTCAGGACGAAGGACCTAGACGAGGCGAATTACCTTGTCGGGTCGCCGGCATGCCATCGACAGTGCCCCGTTCGAAACTGTACTCCAGTGCGAATTCCGGCGGCAGCGGTTCCTCTTGGTCATCGGCGATCGCCACGAAAGGATACTGCTTGCGCCGAATGGGCAGTTTAAGGCGCGGCCACTTCTCCACGTCCCAATGGTAGCCGTAGCGCTTCCAATGGTCGCGGATCATTTCCTCGCGGGTTTCGTAGCCGTGCATCCTCATCTCCTACCACTTCATATCCGAAAACAATCCAAGCCAATAATGCCCTGCTGCCACTGCGCATCCTACTATAAGGGCGATGGGGAGCATGGCGATCACGAGGCGGGCGTCACGTCTCATTGGGGTTGTCCTGGCGGATGGCGGCGATAGCAGCAATGGCCTCTCGTTTCTGCAGATCAAGTTGGGACGAGGTGGCGCGACATTCCCGGTTGCACCCGATCTCCGCGTTCCAATGGTTCGTCATCGAACATGACACCCTGCAGATAGCTCTTGCTACGCGCTCGACCTCACTCTCTGCCACGGTCTATATCCTCTGTGGATGGGGTGGGAATGTTTTGCAAATCTCGTTTTGTTCCATCGTTTTCAGTACCATTTTGACGGCACGTTTTCAGCAAAAGCCGAATGAAAACAATGGATGCGACGCTTTTTAAGTCCCTTGCGTCTACCAATTCCGCCACGTCCGCGCGCCTTGTTTCTCAAGGCTTCTAGCGGATTCGTCAACCCAATGTTTTGCAGTTCATCCTTCGCGTTTTGCAAAACCTGTTCCCGCACCGTTCTACCTCAGCCCTGCTTTTTCTGGAAGGCGCGGATCACCTTCGCCTCATTCTCAACGTGCCTGGTGTAGTGTGCGCCCATGCGCTCTGAGCGGTCCCCAAGCGCCGCCGCGACGTCGCCGGTAGCCACGCCCTCGCGCCGCAGGGCGGCCGCATAGGTCACACGTAGTCCGTGCAGCGTCGTCTTCGGGCCGATCTTCCCGGCCTCTTCCAAGCCCCGCAAATAGTGGCTTACAAGCGTCTGCATCTGCACCTCGGTATCCCACGGCTGGCCATCTGCCTTGGTGGCGATCTTCAGCGCGCGCTTGTCGAGAGACGACAGATGTTCCTGCACCTCGGTTGTCGCCGGAACCCATAGCGTTTCGCTGTTCTTGCGGGTGATGGTGCGGAAACACTTCCCGAACGACGGATCGTCCTGATACTCGCGCCACGTCAATGTGGCGATGGTCTGGCCTCTGAAGCCAGCGTAGCGCGCTAGGATCAGGGGTGTCTTCAGGTGGGCAGGCGCCTCGTCAATGGCCGCCTTAACCTCCCACGCAGCCCATTCCCGGTTTGCGTTCTTGTCGGCCGCTGCGGCCTTGTCGATGCCCATTGCCGGGTTCATCGGCATCTTGCCGCGTTTGACGGCCTGGGAGAACATCGAAGACATTGCTGATATCATCTTGTCCGCGAACCTTGGCCATTTCTCATTGGCGCAGCGGTCGCGCAGCTCGTAAAGTTCCGGCTGCGTGAATAGATCAAGCGGCGCGGCCCAAGAGGGCGCCAGCCATAAGAAGGCGGCGCGATAATCCTTTACCGTGGCGTCGGACAATTGCTTGAACCGTGGGCAGTCATTCTCGAACCACTGGATAAGTGCCCCAAGCGTACCATCCGGATAGGTGCGCTTGAGGTCGCGCTTCTTCGCGGCGTTGTAAGCCGTCAGGAAGTCTGCATCCTCCATGCTCTTGAGCAGATCGTCTCGCGAGCCTTCGAAGCCCTTGACAAGAGCCTTCCCCGTCTCGCGAATATAGACGTACCATTTGCCGCGCGCGCGAACGATGTTAAGCCCGTCGAGCTTCACTTTGACGACCATTGAAATAGTCCCCGAGTTTCCGAACCGGGGAGGGTGAAGCACTAGGGTCAAGTGACGCCAACCAGGAATCGATGCTGGCGCGGAGATATCTATTCCCCCTTGTGGATAGCGTGAAAGATATCGGCTTTACTGGGCAGACCTCTTTGAAAACGTCCGGCGATAGGCCACAGTACGCGGCCGCCAAATGCAGCGGCATGGCAGCGGGCCAATACGGGGCGTCCGGCTTGCTCATTCCTGCCCCTCCCGCTCGGAGAGGACGCGGGCGCGACGAAAATCGCCGAACGTGGCGTGAGCAACCTGCTGGCCCGCAAAGGTGATGGTGAGGCGCGTTTCGTCTGGCAAATTGGCCGGCAAGTCGTTCTCGCGCCCGAACGGCTCCAGCGCCTTTCTATGCTCCTCCAGCTTCCTGCGCAGGGAGGTGGCTTCTGCTTCGGAGGCGGTGAGGCGTTCCAACAGCCATAGCGTCATCTTGGTCCGGTCAGGCCAGATATGGTCCCTCCCGGTCGCCTCCTGCCACAATTTGATGGCGCGTCTGTCAGCCTCCCACAATTTGTCGAAGACTTGATCGAGTTCGGCCAGACCTGATCGCGCTTCGTCCCGTTCGGCAGAGAGGCTGGTGAGGGCGGTGAGGGCGCGGCTGCACCAAGCGAGCGCGTCCATCCAAGTTGAGAACCTGCCGTTGCTGAACTCGCTGATCAGCCCCGCGATCTCCTCTGCCGGCGCTACCGCCTGTGGGACTGCGATGGCGGCCGTGATGGCTGCCTCAACATTGCCGACTAGGACATCAGGGCTATCGATCGACTCGACGCCACTGCTGTCTCGCCACAGTTCGACCGCGCGTCGAGCTACGCGCTTGACTTCTTCTGGCGACCATTTTGCATTGTGCGGCGGAGCGGTAATGCCAGAGAATAATTCAAAGCCCGCGCCGATCTCGCCCTCGTTTGGGTCCTCCTCGATCTTGCGTCTGAGCCAAGTCGGGTCGATGAATTTGGGCAGGCCACAGACGATGCATGGGTTCGTGAGGCTATTGCACTGGCAATACCGCTTCTTCGCCACCGGCTCCGCTCCTGATGGAGCTACGGATGCGAGGGCGGATGCCTCGGAGAAGGCCTGAGCGATGCAGACGACCAGATCGTTTGGGATGGGCGTGCCGTCGACGCGCCGAAACCACTTTTTGTTGTGCGGTTTGGCGGCCCAAACGTCAAATCCGCTTTGAGCTATCTCAAGCGCGCTCTTCATCGGAGCCTCCAAGGCTGTAAAGTGGCACCAGATCGGCGCGCATGAGCTTCGCGAATTCGCGGGCATCATTCTCGCGACGGGCGGGATAGAGCCATTCTTCGGGCAGGGGCGCGGCAGGAATGGCGTTCATGACACGCGGCACCATCGGGTTGCGGACCAAGAAGGCGAGCGGCTTCACCACCGCCTTCCCCGCTTCCGGTACGGAACGGGCGGCGTAGAGCGGCACGACATTGCGAACATCGGCGGCATCAGGCAGGCATTCCGAATACATCGGGCCGCTCCACCGGTCATGCTCATGGCTGTAGCACAGCTCGAACAGATAGCCCTTCGGCGCCGCCTCAAGCGCAGCCGGCTCCAGATCGGGGAGAGTGGTCATGGCTTCCTCGCGTTTCTGATGATGATCTCGGCCATGGTGTTGTCGCGGTCGCAACCGGACAGGGCCAAGGCCACATGAAGCGGGTCGATGCCGACCGACCGCCAATAATCCCGCTCGTTCATCGAGTGCTGGCGGCGGTGCTCGGCAGGGCAGAGAGGCACCGCCCAACGGTCGTCTGACTTCTCGCCCTTGCCGCGCTCTCGCTTCCCATACCGCGGATCGGCATAGGAGACGTGGCAGGCTTCAACTGGACGTGTTCCGGTCACAAGGCACGGGAGCTCGTGCAGCCACTTGAGATAGCCGGCATCCTTCTTTGCCGGCCGCTTCTTGTCGGTCGGCGAGAGGCTGAAGGCGGTGTCGGGACGACGGATTGCGTAGGCCATCACCGCCTCCCCAGAGAAGCCCGCAGGGAAGCGTGCGTCGCCTCCCGCAGCAAACCATGCATCGGGCGATGTTCGCGCCTGTGCGCCTTCCTGTCGGCGATCTGCGCTATGATCGCGACTCGCTTGCGCTCCGCGGCCTTGACCTGGCGCTCTGCGCGCTTTCTGGCGATATAGGTGAGGAATGGGGCTAGGGGGTTATGCATGTTGCCAGCTCTTCCCGTTGAAAATGCCCTCAATCGTCTTGCGGTCGACGCCATAGTGTTGCGCGATTGACTGGAATGTTTTTCCAGAAGCCCTCATTCGCCGAATGTTCGGAATATCCGTAGCGGTCAATTTTGCGTGCCAGATAAGTCCTTTCTTGGCAGCATCGAGACTGTTGTCTCTATTGGTGCCAAGGAATAGATGGTCTGGGTTCACGCAAAGTTTGTTGTCGCACTTATGCAGGATATGGAGTCCGCCTGGTACATCACCCTTGTTGAGCAACCACGAAACCCGCGGAGCGCGCATATTCTTCTGCAGATACGCGATGCGCCCATAGCCCTTGATGTCGGTGCAGGCGAGCCAAATCCAGCAGCCGGTGTTTGGTTCTGGGATGTACTTGTTCTCAAAGCGATATGTGATCGTTTCGCTCATCACAGCAGCCCCTCCAGATACTTCCGCGCCGGCGCCGGCTGCAGTTCGCCCTTGACCACCTTGTCTGCCGTCTCGAAACACGCCTTCACGAAGTCGAGCCGCTGGGGCAGGGCGTCTTTCCATGCGTTCTTGGCGAACTCGACATTCGACCGGCGCTGCTTCGGATCAGGAACCGACTGATCGACCGCCAGCGCCATGAACTTGTCGAGGCATTCGACCATGAGGTTCTTGGTGATGAGATCGGAGGCCGGCGCCGCACCACCATGGTCCGCTTCTGGCTCGCCGGCCTCCTGGTCCGCCGCAGCAGGTACGGGTTCGGCAGCGACGGCCTCCGGGGGAGTAAGGCTCTCGTCGCTGCCTTCCGACGTGGGGGCGTCGGATAGTGTTTCCTGTTCGTTTCCAGCCTCGCCAGAGAGCGCGGACGTTTCGCGCGTCACATGGCCGTGGTCGAAGCCTTCGCGCGCTGGCGCGTCTCCCTGGCGCTCCTGCAGGCGGGTCATGACCGAAGGCGTGATATCCTTTGCGTTGGTCGGGCCTTGGTGTTCGAGCTCGTCGCGGTCATAGACACCGAGGATGACTTCCGGGCAGTGCCGGCGAGCCCATGACCGAGCGGCGAAATAGCCGAGCTGTTGGCGCGGGTCCGATTTCCATAGTGGCGAGTTCTTGACGGTGATCGCGCCGATGGGCGGCGTCTCGTATTCGCATTCCTGGCCGTCCAGTATGCCGGTCACCCGGCAGGACAGTTCATTGCCCTCGCCGAGATATTCGTACCGGAGACGACCCTTGATGCCAGAGCGGGTGTTGACGACCGCAGCGATCAGCTGCGCCTCATAGGCAATACGGCCGCCGACCGAATACGATTTCGATGCCACGGCGAAGGGCGACATCTGCCACTCGAGCGCCTGGAGCGCGACGGCCATGCAGGCGCCGGCGTTGCCGCGAAGATGCTGGGGCAGTGCGATATCGGCCCGGCACATCACTTCGGCGAACCGGATGACCTCGCCAAGGTTCTGCGGCGCGATGCTGGTGCCGCCGGCGCCGACGGCAAAGCCGATTTCCTTGGTCGATGTGGCTTCTGATGGAACAAGCTGGTTCATATTGCGGGTTCCTCGTCGTCGGCATCGTTCATCGCCGATTTAAGTTTGAGGTTCAGGGTGCGTGCCGCTTCGACGCCCATTGGGTCAAAGCGGAAGTCGGGACCGGTGCCGGCCATGAACCCGTTGCACCAGCAAAGGAGGTCTGACAGGCCGTAGGAAAGCTTCTCGGCTTCGGAGAGCGGCAGTCGCAGGGTGACGGTTATCTGATCGCGTTTCATGCCGCAGCCGCGCTCAGTTCGGTTTCGATGCGAGTGCGACCCCATGCCGGCATTTCGACATAGGAGATGTGCTGGTCGGGCCCATCGAAACCGGGCCATTCCTTGCGCTTGATGCAGTCGGCGAGGATCTTGAGCCCCTGCATTGCCTGGCGCTCGCCAAGATCGATGTCGGAATCCTTCAACTGCATGATCCGCACGTCGTAGGGCGGGGTCTTTTCGACGAAGGCGAAGGTGAAGGATGTGAATGCGTCCGGCCCAAGAACTTCGCGGACGACCATGCGGGTGAACCCGGCCTGCACGTGGTAGCCGTGGGCATAGATCGCCTTGGACAGGCTCTCGTCGTCGACCGATGCGGCCGTCTTCAGATCGACGAAATCGCCGCTCGAGTTCGGGATGACATCGGGCCGGCTCTTGAGCCAAATGCCAGCGCGCTTGGTGAAGATCGATCGCTCAATCCGACCGTTGAGGATGCCGAGCCTCACCGCCTCCTTGGCCGATAGCGCGGCCGCCATGTGGCGGATGTGGCCGATATCCGTATCGGTAATCAGCGTCTTGCCGGGGGTGACGTTCTTCGCCAGCCATTCCTTGCAAACCGCCGAATTGCCGTTCCATGGCTTGAACTCGCCGGTCTTGGCGTCAGGGTAGGAGTTCGGCCGAAGGACGTATGCCTCAGCGAAACCCTTCTCGCCGAGCAGAAGCATGTGAGCCGCCTTGCCGAAGTCGAGGGCGGGTCGGCTCTCTGGTTCCTCGGCCTTCGGATTGTAAGGACTGGTCCACCAGTATTCGAGCGGGCGCCGCAGGATGGCGCGCAAGCCGCTGGACGAAATTGAAAAGCCGTCGAACAGGGTGATGTCGCGATGATACCGCTCGATGTCGACGCCCGCGTAAACACCCGGCTCTTGTATCTGGCCGCCGGTATAGATGCGGTCGTCGGTCGCCTTGCCAACGATCTGCCCGGCAAGCGCGCCGATGCTCTGGAATCCGTCCTGGTCGATGTCGGGTCGCTTGTTCATTTCAGCGACTTCCCTTCGGTGATCTGCAAATATCTCGCTCGGCACGCGGCCCGTAGAACCGGGCAATCGTCATGGCGGATGATGCTGTCGATGGCGGCGATGATCAGGCTTTGCCGCCATGCCTCCTTCGGGTCTTCGACCAGCTTCAGGGCCTCGTCGAGCATGGCGGTGTGATGATCGGGTTGGGAGCCGTTCATCATTTCCTCCTGCAGTCGCGCTTGGCGCGCATCAAAAGCTCCGGCTCATCGCGCCAGGCACCGTAGCGGGCATAAGCAAGGGACAGCGCCCGCGCCGCCGCCATGTTCAGCGGAACGATGCGAGACAGAGCGGAGCGCTTCAGGAGCGGCCGGCGCTCATAAGCTGCATCGACGGCACGGTCGATCTCGACGCCGGCATTGAGTGCGTAGGGCAGGCTGGATCCGATGGCGTCGGAATATCCGCTCATCGTCCAGTAGGCCGCGCGGTCGCCGCAGATGGCGTCCAGCGCCTTCTCGTACATGATGGTGTCTTCGTTGCCATAGATGGCGATCGCATCATCCAGCGCGCGCTTGGCCGCCAGCGGCGTATCTGCCTGGTAGGCCTGCGCAGCCTTGCTCTCGCGCGGGTACGTCAGGACGGTCGCGCTCTCGCTTATGGGGCGGTGGTGGGTCATGGGGTGCGGCCTCCGTCAGCGCGGCGAGGGCATGACGAGCAACGCGTAATGTCGGTTGAGTAGCCGATTGGCGGGCAATCGCTGCATAAAGCTTCAGTCTGCGCCGGGAGAAGGCTCTTGAGGAAGGCGACTTCATCGCGGGCGGCGGCGTGGGCGCGGGCGCGAGGAACCTTTGAATCCCCCAGGCCACCGATCCAATAGTCGCGGGCTGCACAGGCTTCGATGTAGGGTGTTTTCCGGCAGAACTTCTCGCCAGTAGTCTCGAAAACGGGGCAGCCCTTGCACCGATCCGGAGAGGTGTTGAACAGCTCGCAAAGCGGACAATCCCTATCCCTGATCTTGAAATCTGTTGCGGCTGTCGCCTCAGCATTCCGCTCCCACTTCGCGATGGAAGCTTTCAGTGCTTCAAGTGTTTTCGCGTTCATCGGTGTCATTGGGCAGCCTCCGGAATTGAAGCTGCAAGCGCGCCATCCACCCGGCCGCTCGTCAGCACATCGTCACTGCGGCGATCAACTCGCCCGACGATGTTCTCTCCCACCCCGAAACGGTGGGCTAACCGCACAAACGCTATGCTTGGGGTGCTACCCCGAGTGTCGCGTCTGCGCTTTATCCAGTTCGCGATGCGCTTCCCCTGCCGGTACGTGAGGATGCGGAAGCCGGTGTGGGTAAGGGAGCGCGATCCGCTCATCGGCCCGACAACCGTGTCCCAGAACCATGACAGCCTGTCGTACCCGGCTATCTCCATCTTGCCGAAGAAGCCGTCTGCCGTCGCAAAGCTGTCGTACCGTTGCGCTATTTCCGCCTGCCCGTATGAACCACCAAGCCAAAGCACCGAAAGGCTCAGCGGGACTCCGAAGAAAATTTGCGACAGGATGGCAAAGTCGGCATCATTGCGCGGCAGCGGGCATTTGAAGTGACGCGGGCTGACACCAGTCGCCACAGGAAACGGCGGCTTCCAGTTCTTGTGACCGAACACCTGATCGCTGCTGTAGCGGTAGCGGTACTTCCTCACAGTCCTGCTCCTTATCGATGCTGGGTTTGAACTAGGCGGAGAGGGGGCGGAGACGCTTGGCGCATTCCTTGATGCCCTGGTGAGGCAGGCGGAACTTGCGGCGTTCTTCCGTGGTGAAAGGCTCGATCAGGCCGAACGGCCGTTGTGTCTTGCGATCAAGGCCGTACAGGTCTCGCTTGGCCATGATCCTGTCGCGATGAGTGATCGGGAAATTTCGTGAGTGGCGAAAGGTCATCTGTTTTCTCTCTGGTGAAGCCGCCGACTGTGCCGGGACTAGGCCTGCTTGAGTGCGTCGCGCAGCGTTTCCATGCCCTTGTTCGCCCGCGTTGACATCGGTACGCCGGGCTTCCAGATGCCCGCCGACTGCCAAATCTTGTCAGCTTCGCCGATGTTCGCAGCGTAAGCGCGCATGTCGCGGCGCTTGTACGTGTCTTGGATTGCGTCCTTGAGCGGCTTGGGAAGCATGGCCCAGTGCGGCGGACACGCGAGCCGCGACCGCTCTATCGGCTTGCGGCAGCAGCGGCACTCTCCGGTTAGGCTCATCGTCTTCTCCTCTCCCCGACTGTGCGGGACTGCGAGTGGTGTGGATGGGTGGGTTAGGACTGCTTCGCGTTCGCCAATTCCGCGCGGCGAACGACATCGATAAGGACGCTTAGGAGAGCGCGTTGCTCGCGCGCCGCCGTTTGATCTTTCAGCGTGTCGGCGAGCGCGCCGTTGATTAGCGCCAGCTTCTTGAGCGCCAGAACTTCGATGCCGTTGATCTCGATCATTGCCCGCTCCTGTATGCGGTGAGGTCGATGGGCTGAGTGCGATACTGCCGCCGAACGATCAGGGCCTCGGCGTCATTGCGCTTGATATCGAAGCGCCACGGCTTCCATTCCTCGCCAGAGTTGTAGAGCACGTCGCAGTGCATGGCGGTGAACGAGTCCATCGAACCAAGCGGGATGGCTTTCGCGGCGGTAGCCAAGTCTTTGTGGATCGTGGTTGTCATCGTTCGTCTCCAGAGCGCATCTGCTGCGCTTGTTGTGGGGGATGGGGGCGCCTAGAGGTGGTCGCCGTCGAAGGAATTGAACATGATGCCGAAGCGAGCCTTGGCCGCGCCGTTGATGATGGCGGCCTCGCTGATAGCCATCTTGGCGGCGTCGCTGTATTTCACGCCGTAGTCTTCCGGGTCGTCCGACGATGACGTGCCGGCGCTGATGATGGCCTGCAGTCTTGCGTATTCGTCGACAAGTTCGTGAAGCGTGAGTCCGGCCGCTGTGACCATGCGGTCAGCGGCAACAGCTCGGAATGCATCTTTGGCGGAAGTCGTGGTCAGTGCAGCGTTCATCATCTTCTCCTCTTGCCGAGACACAGATCAGGCCGGAGCCGTCTTGCGTGTGTCTCGATGGGCTAAACATACCATTCCGGTATTGCATGTCAATACCAAGTTGGTATATTTATTAGCATGCTGACAAAACAGGCCCCCGCAACAGGGGACATCGACGCCGGGAAAATACCAAAAGCGGCGTTCCTAAAGCTTCGTGACGAATGGATCGATTATGTGAACCAGTGCGAGCGGTTGTCGCATGCGACGACGCGCGTTGGCACCTTCATCGCCTTGCGCATGAGCGCGACGGAGCAGTGCTCATTCTGGCCTGTGGAGAAGATCGCCAAGATGATTCCGCGCGCGCCTGGCAAGCGCATGAGCACCAAGACGGTATCGGTCGCAATCGCCGAACTGGTGAAGGAAGGTGTTCTCGTCGTCCACAGGCCAAACCGGCGCTCGAACCAGCGCTATTTCATCCGGCTGCCATATGCTCGAAACGTAGTGACTACGTGACTGAGTGACGTAGTGACTACGTTGTAATACCCGAAAGGCTGAATACCCGAAAGGTTATCTCTGAAGATATCAGGCTCCGGAGGGGAGTATGATATCTCTAGGCTACCCTGAGCCGTTTTGCCTGCTTTGGATGAACGACGACAAGGACGACTGCCGCCCAACTGACCTTCTGATCGCGCAGCGTGTCGCCTACCACCGATTCCAGGTCGAACAAGCCCTTGCGGGAGCCGCGGAGGAGACGCTTCACCAGCACGCGTCCGTCCGGCAGGCCGACGACGCAGACCTCTCCCAGCATGCTTTCCTGCGGCGGGTCTTCCCGGTTCTCGTACAGAATCAAGCTCCCGTCCGGCGCATAGATCCCCATCGAATGCCCATCGACCTCGACGACAGCTTCCGTCCCCTTGGCGCCGATCGGAGCTTGGATGACGCCGAACGGGCCATGGTCGCTTTCGTGGATAACCACGCCGTCGGTCGATGCTCCGACACGTCCCAGAATGTTCAGCGTCATCGGCTTTCCTGCCGTCTCTGGAAAGATCAGTTGCGATGGCGTTACGCCAAGGTGCGGTGCCAGCCGGCGCGCCCATTCCGCCGAGATAGGCCGCTCGCCGCTCTCGAGCCGCTTGATCTGCGGCTGTGACGTCCCGGCCATCCTAGCCAGCTCGACCTGGGTCAAGCCTTCCTTGGCACGGAGCTGCTTCAGGTGCTCGAAATCTTCCATTCCAGATCGGTATAATGCCCGCTTCGGCAGCGCAAAAACCGGAATGGTATTTTTCATCTTGACGCCATATACCAAGTTGGCATATTTTGCGACTTATGAAGCTCGCAACCTACCTCGCCAACAAGCCAATGACCCAGGCCGCGTTTGCCGCTTCCATCGGCGTTTCGCAGGCCACCATCAATCGCTATGTCGCCGACGAGCGCTTCCCCGATCCTGACATGATCGAGCGCATCGCCGAGGCCACCGGTCGGCAGGTCACGTTCGTCGATTGGCACGAGCAGGCTGTCGAAGCGCGCCGGGCAAAGGTGGCCTGACCTCAATGGATCGTCCCGAAACTCGCCGCCTCTGCGGCAGCAGCAGACTGCATGGCCTGGCGATGAACGGAAGTGATCGGCGTGACGATGGCAACCTCCGCGCACCGGCCGGAATCGTCGTCTGCGGAATAGACGAAAAGTGTGAAGCGAAGGCAGTCGCCGGTCACTTCGATGCGGGCGATGCCATCGACAAAATATTCGGGAATGTCGCCGCAGATGGCGACGGGCAAGTCCACCAGACATTGCATGCTGAAAGCCCCCTAAAGAGCCGTGTTTTTTATCCGGCTCATGGCAAGCGTCCTCTAATTCGCGCTGCAGCATCAAGGGCTTATTCTGGGGTTTTCAGTTTAAGTTTTCCTCATGGTTCACGCGCCGTAAACGCTCGCAACATTCGGTTGAGCGGCTCGCGCGTGGCGTTCATCGGGGTTTGCTCATGAACGCCTGGAACTTCGACATCAAGGCGGCGCCGCACGGGCGCTACGAGGTCAAGCAGCGCCGCGAAGGTGTTGATGTACGGGTCTTCGTGCCTGAGCGCGTGATCCTCGCGACGAAGTGCGGCAAGGTCACCATCAGCCATTATCTGCCAGAGGAAAAGCGCTGGATGATGCTTGCCAAGGGCGAGCAGCCGGTCGCGTGGCAGCCTTGGCCTACCCATCCCCATTCGTCCGATCTGACCTCCTCCCCAGATCAGGCGGATAGCCCGGCGGCGATCTCCTCCCCGCTGTCGGGCGCCCTTTCCAGCGAGGTGGCGTAGATGAGATCCGAACCTCAACACCTCGACGAGATCGCCGTCCCCGACATTGAAATTGCAGATGGATGGGCGGTCTCGGAGATCGAGACAGTCGAAGACTGCGACGATGCCTATTCCTATCTCATGGCGGCCGTTGCCGAGATCGAATACGAACTCGAACTGAAGGACATGGGTGTCTGCAAGTTTGCGGACCCAACTTGGCCGGCTAGGGCGCGCAGGGCGCTCAAATACAAGCGAGCGGCGCTCCAGATGGTTGGCTATAAGCGCGGCCGCATCATGGACGAGCGTCGCAAGGCTGCTCAGGACACGCGGGACCGCGCCTTCCTGGATCATATCAAGTCGGTTGTCCCCGGCCATCAATTTCATCAGTGGGCAGTTTCCTTTGATGCTGCCGGCCTTAACGAGGCCGCCGCATGACCGCGCCTCTCCTCGCCATAATCGCCGGACTGATCGCGCTGAACCTTGTGCAAGGCGCATGGATCCTCGTCCAGGCCCGCCAGCTTCGGTCGACTGAAGCCAATCTCCGCCGGCAGCGCATCGACACCAGTCTCCACACCGCAACCATGAGGTGGCGCACATGAGCACGGCTCTCACCATCGTTTCGATTTGGCTCGCGTTCTCGGTTCCGTTCTCGCTCATGGCCGGGGCGTCCATCAGGTTCGGCATGGGCGAATGATCATCACCGCGACCGCCGACGGCACATACATCGCGCGCTGCCCGCGCACCTGTGCCGACGCGTCCGGCACCACACGGGAATCCGCGGCCGCTGAACTGCGGCGCAAGATCGAGGGGAGGGGATCGAAATGAAGTGGACCGACGAAGACGACAAGCGCCTTGCCGATCAGCTCATCGCCGGCAAGACATCCAAGGAAATCGCCGAACATCTCGGACGTGGCATCACCAGGAATGCTATCATCGGCAGGGTCCATCGGTGCAAGCATCTTGCCGAGATCGGCTTCGCCAGAACCAAACCGGCGGGCGAGCGGGGCAACGCTGCATCCAGCCCCCGCCGCGACAACGTCGTCACCCTGAACATCCCCCGCAACAAAGCCAAGCCAAATCAACGCCTGGGTCCGGTCATGACCGTTCGCGCTCCGCTCCGCGTCGTCTCGAACAACGACGCCATGATGATCGACGACTGGCTCAGGAAGCATGGCGGCGCTCGCCGGTATGAAACAGGGTTCACGGCTGACTTCTACGGGCTGAAGGCATTCCTCGCCCGCCACGGCATCGATCTCACGATGCGGAACGCCGGCAAGTTCATCTACACGATACGCCAGCCCGACGGGCGCACCAGACAGGTCAAATGGCCGGAGGTGCAGCGCTTCGCGGATCAATTCCGGCTCGCCGATGGGCTTGAGCCGATCCTGGCTGAGGCGCGGGCATGAGGCACTTCGCTCCCCACACCCCGGTATCGCAGACCGCGCGCGCCGAACCCCTGACATCGGCTTATGACCTTTTCCTTGCCGGCTACGACACCAATCAGATCGCCCGGCTGCAGTGGCGCACAGAAGCCTCTGTGCTTCGCGAAATCAACGCCGCCAGGAGCAAGCGCCTTCGCCGCTATTCGCCATATGAGGTGCGGCCATGACCTGGCTCGTCTCCACCCACTTAATCGCCGTAGCGGTGGGCATTGTAATCGGCCGGGCCGCAGCGCGCCGCCAGATCGCGAAGCGTAAGGCCAAGGCGGACGAGCTTCGGTGGATGCTCGCCACCACGATCCAGCACGTTGAGGACGCCGCTCGGCGATCGGGGTGCTGAAAATGGGCAATCGTCATTCCCCGCGCGGGGACGTGCTTTCACCCCGACAAACATCTCAAGCTGGATCGGACGCTGTGCTTGGCGGCTATTCGTTCGATCCATCGTTCATTCCCTTCTGGCCTTGGCCAATTCGCCCTTTCGCGGGGGCTTAGTCGCTCGTGGTGACGGACACACCATAGCGAAAAGGAAAGCGTCATGTCCGACACCAAACGGGTCAGATCCGACCTGAAACGGGGCATTAGCGTCATGAGTACGGCAGCGACGGAAGCGTTCAACTTCCTGAACAGGTTGACCCAGCGGGAGTACCGCGGCTGGGGCGATACGGCGACGGCGGCAAGGGAACGAGCCGCGCGCCAGGCAGGCATCACGCCGGCGCAGGCCGAGCGTGTCTGGAAGCGGTGGCAGCGGATGGCGAGCATAGACGGCGACGTCTATCGCGCCCTTCGGAACAAGTACGAGGAAATGTGCGAGGCCAACGAACAAGCGGCCGCCGCGTACCGCGCGGAACGGCTGCAGCTAAGGAACAAAAATGCGGTTGATCAAGAGCATAGCAAAGAGGGTGTGGGAACGACTTCTGCTGGCGATTGAGCGCCGGCGGCAACGGAGGAAATGATGATGACGATCCCGAGTTTGTCGAGGTTTTGGCTGGTCTGGCATTGGGAAGGTTACGCGCCGACGTTCCGGCATTCGTCGAAAGCGTCGGCCATCAAAGAGGCCAAGCGGCTGGCTGCAGCGAACCCTGGCAAAATCTTTACGGTCGTCGCGTCTGTCGGTGCCTTCGCCGCAGCGGTTGAGCCGGTGAAGCCGGTGAAGCTAGTCGATCCAGACTTCGCTGAAATCGACGAAGAAATTCCATTCTGAGGAGGCCACCCATGGCAAGAACCAAGAAGGCAGAGCAGGAAGAGCAGGTACCCGAGACGACGGCGCCGACGGGTCACAACAGCGGCGGAGAGCTTACGCCGGCCGAAAGCCGCGCGCTCCACTATCACCATTTCCGGCTGATCGAAGACCAGAAGGCCATCGTCAAGGCCGCGCAGGACGCGCTCAAGAAGCTTCGTAAGACGGCGAAGGCCGATGGCCTGGTGATGGCCGATCTCGACTACATGGCCCGATGCGCGGCGCTGGAAGACCCCGATATCGTTCCCTCGGAACTGAAGCGCCGGGCCGAGATCGCATCCTGGTTCGCGCTGCCGGTGAATTTCCAGCCCGACATGTTCACCGACCGCATGCCGCTGGACGAGCGGGCATACGAGGAAGGAATCGCCGCCGGCTTGCAGGGCAAAGATCCGAATGCACCCTATGACGCCCCGTCGAGCGCAGGCCAGAAATGGTTGCAGGGCTGGCACGAAGGCCAGCGCCAGATGCGCGACGACCTGCTCGCCGCCATGGAAAAGCGCAATGCTGCCAAGGCTGGCGACGAGATCATCAAGGGCTCGGCCGACGAAGACCCGGCCGATCCGGCCAAGGTCGCGGCGGAGTAGGTCGCATGTGCACCGTTTCCATGGTCATGGATCACTACCGCGACAACTACCTCGAGCGCTGGCCCGGCATGGTCCCGACGCAACCATTCATGCCAGCCGTTTCGCGCGACGAATTCGAAGCGCTCAAGCGTGAGATCGAGGACATGAAGAAGCTCCTCATCCGCGCCAAGGAATACGACGAGCGCAACGGCGAGCCTGATTGCGAAATGGATGAGAAGGTCGCGCTGATCAAGCAGATCGCGAAGTTCGTCGGCGTCGACTTGGACTCAGTCCTCGCGCCCAAGGCGGTTGGCTGACCCATGAGACGCAACCCAACCCACTCTCTCCCCGCAACGCTTGCGGTATCGGCACTGCTCGCCGCGGTAGTGGTGGTCGGGCTGGCTACGGCGAAGGCGTGGCCTCACCACGTCCCGGGCAATGAGGCGATCACCTATCCGCTATATTGCTGCAATAGCGCTGCCACATCACCCATGGGCGATTGCGCCCCTATCGACGACCAGTACGTCAAGGAAGAGCCCGACGGCTATCACATAGACTTGCCGAAGGGTGCTCACCCCAAGCTCCTGACCAAGGGCTACAAGGCTGTCATCCCCTACAGCGACGCCAAGAAGCAGCCGATCGACAACCGCTACCACATCTGCCTCAGCAACGATGGCGGGTATCGGTTCTGCTTCTTTCCGAAGCCGGGGGCGGTTTGATGGACGCTTACGCCGACTTCCTTGCCCGCAAGAAGGTCGTCGACCCGATGACCGGTCTTTCGGTCATCCCGGCTCTGCCTGATGCATTGTTCGCGTTCCAGCGCGATATCACGGCGTGGTCATTGCGCCGCGGCCGCGCGGCTCTGTTCGCCGGCACTGGTCTCGGCAAGAGTTTCATGGAATTGGCATGGGCCGATGCCGTCCATCGCGAGACCGGCAAGGATATCCTGCATCTGGCGCCGCTGGCCGTCTCATCACAGATGGTCCGAGAGGCCGACAAGTTCGGGATTGTCGCGAGGCAGGCCAGATCGCAGGCGGATTGTCTCGCCGGCACCAATATCACCAACTATCAGAAGATCGACCATTTCGACCTATCGAAGTTCGGCGGAATCATCCTTGACGAAAGCTCGATCCTCAAATCGACGGACGGTCATTATCGCACCAAGCTGATCGAGCTCGCACATGCGATCCCGTTCCGTCTCGCAGCCACGGCTACGCCGGCGCCGAACGACTTCATGGAGCTTGGCAACCACGCCGAGTTTTTGGGCGTCATGTCCTACACCGACATGCTCTCGACGTTCTTCACCCACGACAACGGCGAGACGCAAACGTGGCGGCTGAAAGGCCATGCCGAAGATGAATTCTGGAAGTGGATGGCATCGTGGGCCGTGATGCTCCGCAAGCCGAGCGACCTTGGGTACGAGGATGGCGATTACCAACTCCCGCCGCTCAAGCAGGTGCAGCATCAGGTTGCGGTCGATTACGCCCCGAGCATGGACACGGGAATGCTTTTCCCGATGGAGGCGGCAAGCCTGCAGGAACGGATCGCCGAGCGCCGGGATACGGTTGCTGAACGGGTCGCATTGGCCGCCAGCATCACGCCTAGCGACCGTCCGTTCGTCTGGTGGTGCAATCTCAATTCCGAGAGCGAAGCGCTTGTACGGGCCATCCCTGGCGCCGTGGAGACGAAAGGCAGCGATCCCGACGACGTGAAGGAACGCAAGCTCAACGATTTCAGCGAGGGCCGCACGCGCGTGCTTGTGACCAAGCCTTCGGTCGCAGGGTTCGGTATGAACTGGCAGCATTGCGCCGACACTGGCTTTGTCGGGCTTAACGACAGTTTTGAGCAGGTCTATCAGGCGGTCCGGCGCTTCTGGCGTTTCGGGCAAAAGAAGCCCGTCACGGTGCATTTCATCGCGGCCGAGACCGAAGGCGCCGTCGTCGCCAACCTCCGTCGCAAGGAAGCCGATGCCGAGCGTATGGCCGCCGCCATGGTTCGGCACATGGCCGACCTTTCATCGCAAGAGGTTCGCGGCTCTGTCCGTACCATTGCCGACTATAACCCGACGCAGCCGATCGTGCTGCCTGACTGGTTGAGGGCCGCATGAGGCAGATCGAGACGATCAAGGCAGTCGAACAGGTCGTGACGCGCGACTATGCCATCTATCAGGGCGATGCGTGCGAGCTTATCCGTGCGATTCCGAGCGGATCAATCCACTTCGGCATCCACTCGCCGCCGTTCGAAGGGCTCTACAAGTTCTCCAATTTCGATCGCGACATCTCCAACAACGAAGGCGCGCAGTTTTGGGAGCACTATGCGTTCCTGATCCAGGAATTGCTCCGGGTCACGATGCCCGGCCGGCTGCACGCCGTGCACGTGATGCAGTTGCCGACATCGAAGATCAGGCACGGCCACATCGGCATGCGCGATTTCCGCGGCGAGGTCATCCGAGCCTATGAGGATGCCGGCTGGATTTTCCATAGCGAGGTCTGCATCTGGAAAGATCCTGTTGTCGCGCAGCAGCGCACGAAATCGATCCGGCTTTTGCACAAGCAGATCGTCAAGGACAGCACCATCAGCGGGCAGGGGCTTGCCGACTACATCGTCACCTTCCGCAAGCCCGGCGAAAATCCCGAGCCGGTGGCAGGATGCTTTGACCGCTACGTTGGTGAGAGCGCCGGCCCGGATCGCTCAAAATACACCATGCCGACCGATGGTCGGAATTGGTATTCGATCGAGGTCTGGCAGCGTTACGCCTCGCCAGTTTGGCTCGACATCAACCAGTCCCGCACACTGCAATATCGCGCCGGCCGGGATGACAAGGACGAGCAGCACATATCGCCATTGCAACTCGACGTGATCGAGCGGTGCATCGATCTCTGGAGCAATCCAGGCGACGTGGTTCTGACGCCGTTCCTCGGCATCGGCAGCGAGGTTTATTGCGCCGTCAATATGGGCCGCAAGGGTGTCGGGTTCGAGCTTAAGCCGTCCTATTTTCCGCAAGCAGCCAAGAACATCGCGACGTTGCATGCGGCCAAGACGACAGACCTTTTCAGCGAGGCCGCTGAATGAGCCTCATCCTCGGCCTAGACATCGCCACGACGACAGGCTTCGCCTGGTACGAGCCCGGCGCATCGCTCTCCACCATCAAGACCGGCCTGATTAAGGCTGCCGGCGACAATGCTGAGGAGAAGGCGGAATCGCTCGGCCGCCAGTTGCGCGACATGCTCAAGGGCAATCGCCCCGATTTCGTCGCCATCGAGCAGCCGATGCGCAACGTGGTTTCCTTCAAGAAGACCCGCCAGACGCTCGCCGGCCCGGTGGACGAGCAGACCATCAATCCGAATGCCCTGCAGCTCGAGGGGCTTGTCTGCGCCGCTGTGGCCATCATCGGCGGCGGGTATGGCATACCGTGGGAGACGATCCCGTCGTCGACATGGCGGTCGGTGTTTCTTGGGTTCGGCCGGCGCCCTGGTTTTGATCGTGCCGCATGGAAGCGCGCCGCGGTCGACCGGTGCAGAATGCTCAAGATCGACGTCAAGAACGCCGATGCCGCCGAAGCGGTCGGGATCGCGTTCAGCGCCGTGAACTGCCAGCGCTACAAGATGATTGGGGCGAGGGCAGCATGAACCATGTGGCTGTACATCCCGAACACCTCGACATCCTCTCCCTCTGCACCGGCGGAGGAGGTCTCGATCTCGGAGTCGAGTTGGCAATTCCATGCGCTCGCTCAGTCGTGCTCGTGGAGAGGGAAGCTTTCGCCTGCGCGCAACTGGTATCAGCGATGGAAGCGGGACACCTGCATCAGGCTCCTATTTGGAGCGATGCCAAGTCCTTCGACGGCCGACGCTGGCGTGGATGCGTTGACGGCCTCATTGGCGGCATCCCGTGCCAAGGTCATTCCCTCGCTGGAAAGAAGCGAGGAAGCCTCGATGAGCGCGACCTCTGGTCTCCAACCCGCCGCATCATCGTCCAAGCTCGCCCGTGGTTCGTCCTCATCGAAAACGTCGGAGGCATGCTCTCGCCAGGGGATGACGACATCGCTGGAGCCGAAAGGGTTTGGCGAGACCTTCGAAAGCTGGGTTTCGCGGTTGAGGGAGGACTCTTCACGGCGGCAGAAGTCGGCGCGAGCCATGAGCGCGAGCGCATCTTCATCCTCGGCGTGGCCGACAGCAACGGCGATGGACAGCGTGGGTTCTCGGACATTCGGCTACGGCGGCCAAAACTTCATGACGCTGACGGATGCGGCTCAGGCGTTGGCCAGGCCAACGCCTACAGCGAACGATTGGAAGGGCAGCGGCCCGACATTGGAACGGAAGGACGGCCAGATGCGCGGAGACCGTCTCGATTACGCGACGGAGCAGCTATGGTCGACGCCGCGCGCGACGGACGGCGAGAAGGGCGGCCCGAACCAAGCCTTCGGAGCGGGAGGCATGCCTCTGCCGGCACAGTCAGCGCAATGGCCGACTCCGACCTCGCTGAGTTACGGCGAGAGCCATCAGCCAGGCAATTCGAAGTCGATGAACGATACGCTCGACTTAGCCTCTTCCCTCCGGGGCCGTCTGACCTATCCAGTTGGCGAGACGCCCTCGAAAGAGCGCCGGAGCTTGAACCCGCTTTTCGTCGAGTGGCTGATGGGCTGGCCTCACGGATGGACGTTGCTCGCGTGGACCGACTTCGCATGCTCGGTAACGGAGTTGTTCCACTTCAAGCGGCATATGCGGTCCGCACTCTCGCAACTCGCCTCGCCGAGCGCGGCTCCGCCGGCGCAGCTCGCCTTGTTCGCATGATGGGGGAAGCATGAACGCGCACCCTCGCGAATTCAACATGCCGCTGCCGTCTGCCCCTGAGGCCGAAGCTGCCAGTTGTTCTGTTTTAGGCTGCTGCAGAAAAAGACACTCGTACGGTTATTGCAGCATGCATTCGAAGCGCTTCAAGCGTCATGGCGATCCGCTTGGCGGACGCACATTCGACGGCGAGCCCTCGGCGTGGCTTGATGATCATATGAAATACGAGGGGGACGATTGCGTCTCCTGGCCGTTTGCGAAATGCAGCAACGGCTACCCGCAGATGGTCGTAAGCCGAAAACGCAAATACGTCACGCGCATTATCTGCGAAATGGTGCATGGCCCAGCCCCATCTCCACGCCATGAGGCCGCTCACTCGTGCGGGAATGGGCATTTGTCATGCGTGACCAAGGCTCACATTTCGTGGAAAACGCCCATAGAGAATAGCGCTGACAAGGAAATGCACGGGACGGTTCTCCGTGGGGCTAGTCAGAACGGCGCCAAGCTTACAGAGAACGACGTCCGCGAAATCCGGAAGTTGAAGGGGAAATTTACCTACGACGTGATCGCCGAGATGTTTGGCGTATCGCCCGGAGCAATATCTGGGGTGTTTTCCGGGAGAAATTGGGGGTGGCTTAAATGAACGCCCATCCTCAAGAATTCCGGCTGCCGCTTCCCAATGCGCACGAAGCAGAAGAGAGCCTGCTCGGTGCCATCCTCTTGGACAACTCCGTGTATTGGCGCGTTGCTGGGTTTTTGAAACCAGAGCACTTCCACGGCGGAGAGCGCGGGGCAAACGGCAAGCTCTATGCGACGTTCGGCGCGATGATCTCTGAGGCGCGGCCGGTGACGCCGATCACCGTCAAATCGTACATCGACGCGGATTTGGTCGTCGGGAAGCATGAAGACGGCCGGGAGATGACGTTCTTCCAATACGTCGTCAAGCTGCAAGTCGAGGCCGTCGGCACCAAGGCGGCTTATGAGAACGGCAGGGCCGTCATCGAGATGTGGTCGCGCCTCCAGCTTATTGCGACCGGTGAAGATCTGATTGCCCAAGCGCGCGATATGGCTATCGACCTCACCCCTGAAAAGATCATCGGGGCGACCGCCGACGAGCTCTCTCGCATTGCCAGGGAAGGCAACGAGCGGGCCGCATCGGTCCAGTACGGTGTGATCCTGCCCAATGCAGTGACCAAGGCCGCGAAGTCCAGCACGGACGCGGCGGCGCGCATCCCATGGTTCCTGCCTGAGATCACCGGCGCCTTGGGCGATATCCGCCGCGGCAACTTGATTGGATTGATGTCGGACTCGGGAGGTGGCAAGACCTCGTTTTCCCTGCAGCAATGCCGCTTTGCCGCCTCCCGGGGATTCAAGAGCGCGTTCTTCTCGATCGAGGTGACGGATGAGGAGGCGGCGCTTCAAGCCGCTGCGCAGCAGGCGCACATCTCGCTGGGCCGCATCGATGCATACACGCTCAACAGCAAGGAATCCGGCGACCTCGAGAAGGAGATGATGATCTCCGCCGATCTGCCCTTCTATATCGTCGGGTTTGGCGAATGCACCCTGTCCGACATCCGAGTAAAGGCCGAGGCCATGGTCAAGAGCCAGGGGCTCGACCTGATCATGATCGACCATGCCAAAATGATCAGCCTGCCCAATCCGAAGGACATCTTCGCCGACCGGGTAAACGCGCTCTATCGCGGGCTGAAGGCGCTGGCGAAGACGCTCAATGTGGCGATCGTCATACTGATCCAGCGGAACGACGACTGGAAAAAGCGCTGGCAGACAGGTGGCAACATCAGGCCCATGATGGGCGATGCCTATGGCGGTTCCGGTGTGAAACAGAATCTGGACGTCTGGTTCAGCCTCTACCGGCCCGAGCCGCTCTACAAGGAACTCCTCCCGCACGCCATGAAGCAGGAGAAGCGCGACGAGCTGATCCAGAAATATGAACGCTCCCGTGGCCGCGCCCAGATCATCAACCACAAGCGGCGCCGCGGCGAACCTGGCAGATCGCCGGAGATCGGGTTCGAGGCCGAGTTCACCATGTTCTGCTCGCTCGCCAGCGAGGAGCCGGAAGCGTTTGAAGGGTTTTTCGAAGGATGACCATCCTGTGCCCCTGTTGCGGTCAAACCATGAGCGAGCGCGCCTCGGTCGATGATCTGTCCAATGCCCGGCTTTCCAACCAGCAGCGCCGGATCGTCAATGAGTTGATCCGCGTGTTCCCGAAAGACGTCACCATCGAGCAGTTGGCCGATGCCTGCTATTGGGATGACATCGACGGCGGCCCCGAGAACTCGGCCCTGGTGCTGCGAACTGTCATCCATAAGCTTCGAAAATCCCTCCCGAAATATGGCTGGACCATTCCGCCCAACAGAAGCGGGAAGGGCAACTATGGGCGCTACAGGTTGGCGCCGATCGATCAGGAGAAGGCGGCATGAACTACCGGGACTGGCATGTCGGGATGAAGGTGGTGTGTCTCAAGTCCGTTAACCCCGCCATTCGCGGCAGCATCAGCGCCAGAGGCTCTCGGGTCGGTACTGCGCTGGGGGCAAACTATCCCGAGAAAGGCCGAATCTACACGCTGAGACACATCAATGCCGTCGGCGATGAAATTCTTGTGTTGCTGGAGGAATGCCGCAACGGTCATCTGGTCGAGTTCATCCGTGGCGGGCTAGAGCCAGGTTTTAGCGCGCGGCACTTCCGCCCAGTCCAGCCTCGCAAGACCGATATCAGCATCTTCCAGGCCATGCTCACCGATGCTCGACGCAAGGTGGATGCATGACGATGAGTTTCCTCCCCGAGTTCAAGATCGTCCCAACCAAGGAAGGCGGATATCGCGCCAGCTACCGGCTGTTTGAAGGCAAGCCGTTCCGGCTCATTCCTGGTGAAGCGAAATCAACCGCCGGCCAAGCGCTGAACGCAGCCAAGGCCTATGTGCGGGAAAAGCTCAACCCGCCGATCAGAACCGAACGGCCAAAAATGGAGCCGGCACCAGAGGACGCGCTCGGGCTTGCCAAGTGGAGGGAACGGCAACTCGCACTTTTAGCAGAGGCGCAGGAGAAGGCGCTGGGTGGGGTTATCACGCGGGGAGGGAAACTGGTGGCTGTGGAGCGCAAGGGAGCGAAGGCATGATCGACCAGCGCGTCCAAGCCCTGTGCGACGAGTTCGGAATCCGCGTGATTGACAAATCGCGGTATCCCGAGCCGGGCGAAACGCGCGCCGTCGGAACGCTGTCCAAGATCATCAGCCGGCACGGCATGGAGCATGCGCGCCTGGTGATGACGACGCTAGTCGATAGCGAGAACAACAAGCGCGCGCTCGAGGCCGCGGCATTCGGCGCCACATCGGATCTGATCCGGGCCAAGCCCGATTGGATGGAAGACACCGATCGCTGGTATAAGGCGTGGGATCATTGCCCGGTCGGCGAGCTGCAGGCGCTGACACACGATCTGCGAGGGTATGCATCGTTGCGTGGAGCGTTGGCAGGACTGATATACGAACGGCTGTGGAGAGCCTTCGGGCCGCGTGCGACACAGCCTGATCTTCTCGATGAAAGGCGGCGGGCATGAACCTTGGTGAAATCGCGGAACTTTTCATTCGAGCGGCCGAGATTGACCGCAACACACATGAGCACGTCGGGCCGGCAGCGCTCAGGGCGCAGCAGTTGCCCTACGTCCATTCATGGGCGGACAAGGCTGGCTGGCGCAAGGAGATGGGCGACAAGCTCGACCCAAAGGCCGACCCGCTCGCCGAAGAGCGCAAGGCATTCTGGGAGCGCATGGCGATCATGCCGACGGCGACCGAGCTTACGCTGATCGATTCCATGTTCGATTGGCTTAAGGCCACGGATGACGATGCCGAACGCCGGGCGCTATGGGCATGGGCTCGGTCCAAGGCCGGCGGCAAGTCATTCCGGCGCTGGTGTTTCCAGACAGAGGGCATCCATCCCGAGACCGGACGCAGGCGAAAAGACCGCGCGCTAAAGCGGATTTCGGATCACTTGGCCGGAAAACGCAATTTGCATAACGGATCGGCCGAAATCAGGGTGTTGCATGTTGTGCCCGAAATCAGTGATATTTCGGCTACTCTCGCAGAAGATGTCGGTATACGAGACGGCCTCAATTCCTGGTTGGCCGATGACGCATTCGCGCCCTTCATGGTCGGCATCAAAGACGACTTCTCTTGGGCAGCAAAGCGCAACGAACGCCGCCGCCAGCAGGCCGCAAAGCAGAGGAAGGCGGCGTGATGGGGGAGCGGTCATACACCGTTGCAGAGATCGACAGGATGCGTTCTGCTGTCCACGCGCTGTTGATGCCGAAGCACGGAAGCCAATTCGACTATAGCAACTTGGAAGAGAAGGTCGAGCTTCGGTTGCGTACCTACCTCGAAGCAGGAATCAGTCCTGACGATCTAGCCGATCATGTAAGGACGGTACGGCCAAGCGTCTGCAAACGCTAAACCTTTCGCAGAATTCCGTTGGCAACGGAAATGAGCGTATATCGGCTCAAGTCGAAAGCAGTCGGACGCGGGGGCAGAACCCGCCATCTCCACCAATGGGGATGAAACAGGATCGACGCCTGCCTGGTACGAGAGACGCGCTCCGGCATGATACCGCCGTTATCGGGTCAAGATCAAAAGGGTCAACGACAACGTCCCCTTCGCTGAACGTCGCGTAGCGGCATAAGCGGACTCGCCCAGCAGTTGGCAACAGAAGCTGGGCACCAATTTGCAGGTCCGCGATTGTTATGGCGAGAAGTCGCCACGTCTGCAGATAGCCAAAGGCTCACCGTATGGGAGCCGCCTGCAAGCCTGCACTACTGGAGCATTTTATCTTCATGGTCGCCCCTAAAGGAAATCAATTCTGGAGGGCGCGCAGCTCCCATGGGCGCAAGCCGATTTTCGCAAACCCAGATGATCTGTGGGACGCGTGCGTTGAATATTTCGAGTGGGTCGAAGCCAATCCTTTGTGGGAAGACAAGATCGTCTCCTACCAGGGCGTAACCACTCACGAGCCAGTGGCAAAGATGCGCGCCATGACCATCGGCGGCCTATGCATCTTCTTGGATATCGACCGCACAACATGGCCTGAGTACGGAAAACAGCAAGATTTTTCCCAAGTCTTCCATCGCGTGGAGGAAACGATCCGCGATCAGAAGTTCTCAGGGGCTGCGGCAGACCTGCTCAATGCCAACATTATCGCCCGTGATCTGGGTCTGGCCGACAAGACGGAATTGAAGAACCCAGAAGGCGAAAGCTTCCGCGTCAACCATTCAGGCGAAATAGGCAAGCTCGACGCATCCGAGCGCGAAGTCATCCGCCAGATGATCGAGCGGCGCCAACAGCCTGCGGCTTGGGTAGAGGCTGAACCGGACGACTCCGATCAGGAGGACTGATGTCCCTTGAGGATGCGGTGTCGTTCGCTCTGGCGAATCCTGAGTGGGCAATAGACGAGCTGGATAAGGCGGACTGCCAGGAAAGCTTGCTGGCCTTTACCAAGCGCCATTGGAATGTGTTGGAGCCCGCAACGCCCTTTGTAGATGGATGGGCAGTCCAAGCAGTATGCGAGCACCTTGAGGCAATTACAGATGGCGATATCAAGCGCCTTTTGATCAATGTTCCGCCCGGGTTTTCCAAGTCGATGCTGACCAATGTTTTTTGGCCGGCTTGGGAATGGGGACCGAAGCGACGCGCGCACGAACGCTACCTTACTTTTTCCTATTCGGCGCAACTTACCGAAAGGGACAATAGGCGGTTTCGTGATGTACTTCTAAGCCAAGATTACGCCCGACTATGGGGCGATCGGTTCTCTCTCACAAAAAAAGGAGAGGAACTCGTCAGCAACGACAAGACAGGATGGAAAATAGCATCCTCAGTCAAGGGCGTCAGTACGGGAGAGCGGGGAAGTCGCGTTCTGTTCGACGACCCTCACAATGTAAAGGAAGCTGAATCAGATCCGGTGCGGCAAGAAACGGTCCGCTGGTTCCGCGAAGGTATGTCCAATCGCCTCAACGACATGGAAAAATCGGCTATCTGCATCATCATGCAGCGGGTCCACGAGAATGATGTTTCGGGCGCCGCTATCGAGATGGGCGGCTACGAACACCTGATGATCCCGATGGAATGGGATGGTCGGCGCTATCATACTTCAATCGGCTGGACTGACCCCCGGGAAGACGACGGCGAATTAGCTTGGAGCCAGAGGTTTTCGCAGAAGACGGTAGCCGGTCTGAAGGCGACGCTGGGGCCATATGGCTATGCTGGCCAATATCAGCAGGCGCCAACGCCACGGGGTGGCGGCATCTTCAAGCGGGACTGGTGGCAGATATGGGACGATGAGACCGCGGCGTCTTACGGATGCGTGAGCCCTGGGGGGAAACTTGGTTTCCCAGCATGTGAGTACATCATTGCATCGCTGGACACGGCATACACGGAAAAGACTGAGAACGATTACTCAGCTCTGACGATCTGGGGCGTCTGGAGAGATCGGCGAGATTTACCCCGCGTCATTCTGATGAGTGCGTGGCGAGACAGGCTGTCCATTCACGAGCTTGTCGAGCGCGTTGCGGCATCATGCCGTCGGTTCAAGGTCGACAGGCTTTTGATTGAATCAAAGGCTGCGGGAATTTCGGCGGCACAGGAAATCCGCCGTCTGCATTCGGGGGAAGGCTACGGGGTCCAGCTTCTCGACCCCAAGGGAGGGGACAAGGTCGCGCGAGCGTATGCTGTGCAGCACCTGTTTTCCGACGAGATGGTCTATGCGCCAGATCGTGATTGGGCGGACATGGTGATGACGGAAATGGGCTCGTTTCCGCGCGCTCCACATGACGACCTAGTGGACTCGGCAACGCAGGCACTGAAGCATTTGCGCGACGTTGGGCTTCTGATCCACGGGGCGGAGATGGCTCAGGAAATCAACGAGGCGATGATGCACAAGCCGCATCGATCGCAACCGCTTTATCCAGTGTGAGCGCCGATGCCCATCACGTTCTCCCGCGCCATCGGGTATCGCCAGATCGACGAAAACACATGGGGCGCGTTCGTAGGCTTCCAGTGCATCGCTACGGCCCCGACAGAGCAGGCCGTGCGCGATCTGGTTAGTTCGAGGCATAGATAGTGGCCGATTATCCGTTCGACATGGCAACGATAGACATCTCAAAAACGCCGGTCGCCTCGATGGTGCAGCCAACTGGGCGCCTCCGGTGGCGTAATGGCGTTCTGGAGCAGGAATTTCACGTCCGTCATTTCAATCCGAACGGTGTTGTGTCGCATCTCTCGACCGACTGGCGTCAGGTTCCGACCGAAGAATAGGTAATCCATGGCTTCGCAGAAAAAAGATGCGTTGCCAGCAGTGGCAATGCCTACCGGGCTATTGGCTCCATCTGCCTTAAGGGCACCAGAACCGGAGCCCAAGGGCATACTCGATGATCTAGACATCGCCATACAGGCGGATGGTCCGGCGGATGGGGTCGTGATTGATCCTCAGACCGGCGCCGCGATGATCGAGATGGATGATGGTGGCGTCACCATCGACTTCACTCCAGACGCGGCAGCCGACAAGGCGAGCAAGTTCAATGAGAACCTGGCCGAGAAAATTGATGACGCAGAGTTGGCCCGCATATCAGCGGAACTGCTTCTTGGCATTCAGGAAGATGATCGCTCCCGTACTGATTGGCTGGAAACCAGAGCGAAGGGCATTCGGCTTCTCGGACTGAAGGTGGAAGATCCCAAGAGCAGCGTGGATTCCTCTGTCGCGCTTGAGGGGATGTCGACGGTTCGACACCCGATACTGCTTGAGGCGGTGTTGCGGTTCCAGGCAAATGCTCGAGGCGAGTTGCTGCCAGCGTCTGGGCCGATCAAGGTTGCTGACAAAATCCTTAAGACCGGCGACGATGACGATCTGGCAGAGAACCTTGAGGATGATCTCAATTATTATCTGACCACGACCGCATCGGAATACTACCCGGACACCGATCGGCTCCTGTTTTACGTTGGGTTCGGCGGTTGCGGCTTCAAGAAGGTTTACAACTGTCCGATCAGGCAACGGCCAGTATCGGAGTCGGTAGACGCCAAGGATCTGATTGTTTCGGATGCAGCCACGGACATGCGAAACTCTCGCCGTGTCACGCATCAGATACTGATGAAGCCTTCGACGCTCCGGCGCATGCAGTTGGCGGGCGCCTATCGTGACATTGCCTTGGGAACACCGAATCCGGGGACGCCCAATCCGGTAGACCAAGAAATAGCGAATACCCAAGGCATCGATCCGACCACGGCTATCCGGGAGGATGATCGCGATTACACGATTTACGAGTGCTATTGCGAACTCGACATCGCTGGATACGAAGACAAGAAAAACGGCAGCGCGACCGGGCTGGCGCTTCCCTACCGGGTGGTGATCGACAAGGACAGCACCAAGATACTTGAGGTACGACGCAACTGGGTCGAAGACGACGAAGCCAAGTTGCCCAAGGTGCCGTTCGTCAAATACCCGTTCGTCCACGGACTGGGCTTTTATGATATTGGCCTCGTTCACATCCTGGGAAATACGACAAACGCACTGACCGCCGCCTGGCGGGAAATGCTTGACGCTGGCATGTTCGCCAACTTCCCGGGTTTCCTCTATTCGAAGCTCACCGGCCGTCAGAACACCAATGAGTTTCGCGTTCCTCCTGGTGGAGGTGCGCCAATCGACACAAACGGCCAGCCCATCGGCAACTCAGTGATGCCGCTCCCCTACAAGGACATCGGGCCAGCATTCGCGCAGTTCGTAGACAATGTTGCCCAGACCGGCCAGCGGGTCGGTGGTACGGCCGAAATCCAGATAGGCGAGGGCAGGCAGGACGCCCCTGTCGGGACCACTCTGGCGCTGATCGAGCAGGCCACCAAGATCATGGACGCGGTGCACAAGCGTCTTCATGCGGCTCAGGCCGAAGAATTCCAGATGCTCAAGGAATGCTTCCGGGAGAACCCGGAATCGTTCGTTCGATCCGTGAAGGGCCGACTAAACTGGGACGCTACGAAGTTCGTTCAGGCTCTTGAGGATGCATCGCTGGTTCCGATGGCGGACCCGAACACCCCGAGCCATATGCACCGCCTGATGAAGGCAATGGCGCTCAAGCAGCTTCAGGGCGCGTCGCCAGCCCTCTACAACGGCCGCGCCATCGATGAGCGAATCCTTCGCATGATCGGCATCGAGGATGCGCAGAGCCTCATGGTCCCGGCCAACGCGCCACCGCCCCCGAACCCGATGGTCATGAAGGGTATGGCGGAACTGGCCTTGAAGGCGAAAGCACAGCAGGCCGATGCCGCGAACGATCAGACCCTTGCGGGGATCAAGCAACAGGAAGTCGCAATACGTGCCCGAGAGTCGCAGGCCCGTGTTGGCATGGAGGCCCACGACCTAGCGGTTAAGCAGGCGATGCAGCTTCGTGAGAGCCAGGATCAGCATGCAGACCGCGTTTCACGTGAACGTATCGCGGCCATGGGACTTGTCTCCGACCTCATCAATCATCCGCAAGAGCAGGGCATCGCCAGTACGGCGGCTCAGAAGTTTGGGGCGCTACCAGGTGCAAGCTAAAAAGTGGGACGAGATATTCAATAAGAAACTAATACACCTCATCGACTATACAACCGACCGCTGCTTTCTGAAAGACGGTACTATTTACACCCGGCAGAATGTCTACGCCGACCCATACGTAATTTCTCCATCGGTCATTGCTGAGGAAGAAGCAGCAGCAGCTTGGGTTCGCGGTCATTATTAAGTTTCGCAAATCAGGCAATGGCAAGTGAGATGCGCCTTGAAGTGATCGAAGTAGGCGGCGTGCGCATCGGTTTCGGGCCGCAATGCGCTCGCGACAGCCGAGGGGAATTCTACGCCACTCTGCGTGTCGAAGCCAAAACCGAGATCGATGCCACATCAGCCCTGCTGTCGGCGGTAAAAGCGGAAGTCGGGGCAGACAACCGCGTTGAGGTCAGAACGTGGCCCGAGATCATGCGTGACGAAAAGACCGAGACATTCGCTGGCTACGCGCGGCTGTCGCACTGGATGGAAGTGGAGAAAATCTGATGGCCAACGACATGCGCCGTGAGGCAGAGAAAAGCCGCGCCGACAAAATGCGCAGCATGAAGATCACCACAGCCGATCTGGATACGGACGAGGGTGTCGGCCATGTGCTGCCTGGGAAGGGTGGCGTGATGGGTGAAGCATCTGGCGAGCGCGCCAGGGGCTACAAGCGTGGTGGGCGTGTCGTCAATGACGTTGAGGGAGCCAAGCCCAAGGGCAGGCTGGATCGCGGCAAGTTCGCCAACGGCGGCAACGTTGGAAAGGCGAAGAAGGGCGGCACGACCGTCAATGTCATCGTCGCGTCCGGTCCGAAGAATCCGATGCCGGCTGGCGCTCCGCCTCTCCCGCCAGCGCCGCCACCTACGACGCCCTCTATGCCCCCGCAGCCCATGGCTGGCGCGGCAATGCCACCTCCTGGAATGCCGATGCGCAAGAATGGAGGCCGCGTTGGTTATCCCAAGATGTCGGCCGGTGCCGGCTCGGGTGAAGGGCGGCTGGAGAAGATAGCCAAGTACGGCAAGAAGGCGAAATAGTCATAAACGACATCCCACAAGAGGAAGATCAATGTCGACAGAAGCAGAAATTGAGCGAGAGATTCAAAGTAAAGGACTCAATGCTCCTCGTCTAACGCCGCAGATGATTGATGATCAAGTCGTGGCGGAATATTCCGTGCGGGCATCTGAAGCTTTCGCGGGAGCCCCGATCCACGAAGCGCTCAAATGCCTGACGCTGTGCGTTCTTGTGCTCAGGAACGGCTACACAGTCACAGGGGAAAGTGCTTGCGCCAGTCCCGAGAACTTCGATGCCGAACTCGGCATGAAGATCGCGCGGGAGAACGCTCGCAAGAAGATATGGGCGCTTGAGGGTTATCGGCTGCGCAGTGACCTTGCCAGCCATTCGGAAGCGTTCGAAACCGATCTGTCGCGGTCGTGACAGCCTCCGTCCTCGACGTTCGGCTCCTCAACAGAGCACGCAAGGAAATAGGCGAAGAGATCGAGGCTACCCACAACCAGATCGTGGGCGGCCTCGCCGTCGATTTCGCAGACTATCGATTCCGTTGCGGTCGTGTCCAAGGGCTGGCCACCGCGCTCGATATCTTGGGCGAAATCGTCAAGTCCATGGGCGACGGCCGATGACACTACGAAGAAGATTGCGCCGCTGGCAGAAGGTCCTATGGGCCAAAGACTTCTGGGTGGACCTCACAATGGCGATTGCCCCCGCGTCGGCACAGGTCGGCTACCGAGCCGCATGCCCATATCAAGAAATCACCCCCAACAGGAGACCTTATGGCTGCCAGCAAGCCCCAATCAACTAAGGATGAGATTATCGCCGCGATCGGCGACCTCTCCAAGTTGGAAATCATGCACAACCAGATCCTGGTTGGCATCTACATGCGGCCGGAGCGCACTGCCGGCGGCATCATC